CCCGGCGCAGTCGCTGCCGCTGCTGGAGTCCGCGCACGCCGCCGGGTGGCGGTACGGCCGCTGGTACAGCCAGGTGGACCCGGACGGGGACCTGGGGCAGCATCACGTGGCGCACCTGATCCCGATCAGCCGCCGCCAGTTTCTGGCCGCCCGCCGCGACGGCTGGCCCGCCTGGACGGAGGAAGCGTGATGCGCGCCGCCCTGACCGACTCACTGCGGGCGATGTTCGACGCCTACCGGGCGGGCGTGCCGCCCCGCGAATGTGCCCTGTGCGGCACGGTGCTCGCCCCCGGGTACGCCGCGCCGATCCTGGAACCGGACTGCCGGGAGGGGCCCCCGGAGGCCAACTGGGCGTGCCTGGACGGGCGGAGCTGTGATCTGCGCGCGGCGCGGAAGCTGCGCGACGCCGCCCCGGACGACCCCGCGATGGGCTGGCTGTTGGGGCGGCTGGCGGCCACGGTGCGCCCGGAGCCGCCGGCCCTGCCGGCCGGTGAACAGGCCGCCGGGCGGTAGCCCCGGCGGTGAGAAGTTGGAGAGGAGTGACCAGATGAAGATGACGCTAACGGTGTTTCACCAGGACACCGGCGCCCGGCTGTACGCCGACACCTACCACCTGCCCAACGACGTGGCCGCGTGGCTGAACGCCCCGACGCCGCGCGAGGGGCCGCGTTCGTGGGGCGGCAGCTCGCCGCACGACATGCACCTGTACCTGACCGGCGATGACGGCAACGCCCTGGACCCGCTGCGGCTGGAATACCGGTGGACCGCGCACCCCTGCCACTGCGTGTCGTGCAGCATCCTCGCGTCGGCGGGCAGCGATTCGCGGGGGCCACGGTGACCGCGCTCGCGGCCGAGGCCCGCGCGCCGATCGCCCCCGGGGCCGGGACCCGGACCAAGACGGGCCTGCCCGGTGCCCAGGTGCTGTACATGTGCGAGGAGCTGGTGTTCCTCACCGCCGTGTGCGGCCTGGCCCCGCACGAGGCGGCCTGGGCGCTGCGCCGGACCGCACGGGTGGTGGAACGGTACGGGGCGGTGCTGCGCGCCTACCCGGGCATCATCACCGAGACCCTGGCCCGGTACGGGCCGCTGGCAGGCGACCGTGGAGAGGAGGTGAAAGACATGTCCGAACATCCGCCGATCGGCTGGGACCAGATCCGCGCCTGGGCGCGGGACAACGACGTGCCGGCCACGGCGCTGGTCAACGTCAAGGCCGACCAGGGGCATCACATCCCGGTGACCGGCTATGAGAACGGGGTCATTCAGACCGCGTTTCAGCAGCCGGCGATCACCTGGGCCGAGCTGGCCGGCCTGGTGCCCGGGGACGGGCTGCCGTGGGCGTACACCGGCGGCGACCTGCGCCGGATCCGTGACCTGGGCCACTGGGCCGAGGCGGAAGACGACCCGGGGACGCTGGTGCTGCAAACGCGGTGGGGCTAACCCCGCCAATCGAAAGGGAGGACACATTGATCACTATCACGATTAGCCGCGCACAGGCCGTCGCCGGGCTGGTGGTAGCCGCCGTCCTGGTGGCCGTGGCCGTGCTGGCCGGCTGCGGCAAGACAACCGAGCCGTTCCGCGACGCTGGGGTGTCCAGTGTCAACAACAGCAAGGCGGTGGAGGTGACCATGCCTGACGGGTTCTCCAACATGTCCGTCAAGTGTGTTGCCCCCGGCGTTCTGGGTGCCTCCGCCTACCACGGCGACGGCAACCGGGCGGCGGTGGCCCTGGTCGCTGACCCGCTCTGCAAGTAGCACCCGAGAGGAGAACCAGATGGCGATGAGATTCGTAGGGACCAGGGAAGAGATGGTGTCGCACCTGGAGCAGCTGGCCGCCACGCACACCGAGGCGGCCAAGGGGTCCAAGGACGGCGCGGCCAGGGGCAAGCAGGAAGGCATGGCGGCGGGGCTGGCGTCGGCGGCGTTCGTGCTGCGGAACTGGGAGCTGCCCGACACGCCGGGGGATGGGCTGTTGCGGGCGGGGCAGCCGGTGCCGGCGTTCGGCGGCTACCAGCCCGGCCCCGAGCCAGGACAGGACCCGCGCCACCACGACGGCGGCTAGGGCCCCCGGACGCGCTAGAACGGCCCCTCCGGGCCGTGGCCCCACACCCGTGTACAGCTTGGGGTGCGGGGTTGCGGGCCCGGAGGGGCCGTGTGCGCGTGTACCCGGGGTTGACGGGGTCAGCGTGAGGGGCCGCCGATGGTGGGCGGCCGGGCCTTGCGCCGGCGCGGCGGCGGGGCACCCGCCTGGGCCTGCTGGCGTTCGTACCGGGCCCGGTTGTAGGCGCTGGCGGTGTCCTGGCCGCGTTCGTAGCTGGTGCGTTCGGGGTGCTCGCGGTCCGGGTCCCAGGCGAGCCCCCAGGGCTGGTGCAGCCCGGCACCGGTCATGACTACTGGCGGGTGGCCGCCCATGTCAGCCGTGGTGGAACATGAGCGTGCCGGCCCAGGCTGCGGCGGCGGCCAGGATTGACGCGGTGGTCAGCGCGGCGGTGGTCAGGGTGACGATGAGGGCGCGTCGGCGCATGGGGGCCTCCCCGGGTGGTTCGGGTTATGTCGTGTCTGAGCGTGGCGGTTGCGCGGCTGCACGTCAACCACCCGCCTGTCCCTACACTCGTGTATAGTGAGGAGTGGAGAGAGGAGAGCCGAGATGACCGCAGCAGCCGCCCGGGAGGGCAGGTTCACCGCCGTGTTCGCCAACGGCAAGGACGCCGCCGCGTTCTACGCGCGGATCACCGGCCAGGCCGGCAGCGTCTACACCGGGGAGATCAGCCCGCCGTCCGCCTGGTCCGCGAAGGACATCACGATCAACCGCAAGGGTGGCCGGATCGTCACCTGGGCCTACGACGGCCCGATCCCCCTGGACGCCCCCGCCTGGGATAGCCCCGGCGCCCCGCCCCGGTGGGCCGAGTACTGGGCCTCCATGGCCGAGACGGTGGGGTTCTACGGCAGCTCGTTCGGTGAGCCCCCGTCTGGTGCGGGCCGGTACGCCGCGACCCTGAACGGCCGGGTCTGCCCGGCGTCGATGTGAGGAGAGTGACCAGGATGACTGACCCGAGAGCGGCACCTAGTCCGGACCTGGCGGCGCTGCGCGCGGTGTGGGTTAACCCGTTCGATGAGACCTACGTGTACGGGCGGCTGTCGGTGCTGACCCGGCAGGCGCCGTGTGGCACCAGGATCCCTGGTGGCGGGTTCGTCCCGGACGTGACCGTGGCCGCCCGGCGCGGCGTCCCCGAGGACCCTAACGACGGCAGCCCGGCGGCTGAGGCGATCCTCACCGCCGATGGGCGGGGCGCCCGCATCGGCGCCTGGTGCGCCGATGCGGGCCATGACCCGGGGGGCGAGCGGTGGGTGTACTACGAGCGGTGGACCGGCGGGGATGTCCGCCACGGGTATGTGTGCCCGGCGTGCCGGAAGCTGACCCAGACCGGGTAGCGTTCCACCCCCCCCCTTGTCACACACTGGTGTATACTTAGGAGTGTGAGGGGAGAGTGACCGAGATGACCACCAAGACCCGGCCGGCCGCCTGGCGGCCCGCCCCCACCTGTTCCCGCCGCTGCATCAGGCGCGGCTGCCGGGGACACCGGAACGTGTACCGCCCCCGGCCCGCGCCGGCGGCCCCCGCCCCCAAGAAAGGCCAGTAAATGAGCAGCAGCAGCGAACTGCGCGGCCAGGCCGCCGACGCCGACCAGCGCGCGGCCGAGTCGTGGGAGCGCAGCGACACGGACGGCTTTCTGACCCAGTGGGCCGCCGGGCTGACCGCCCAGCAGCTCCGCCGCCAGGCCGAGATCGAGGACGCCGGCGGCACCGCCGTGTTCACCGCCCTGTTCGACACCGAGGGCAACCTGGTGCCGGCCAAGTGGGTGGAGACCCGGTTCGGGTTCGCCTGGGGCATCTTGCCCTCCGACGACCCGCGCGGCCGGTTCACCGGCTGGTTCAGTCCGTCCCAGGCCAGGGACCCGGCCCGCCGCAAGGCCGCCGACGCGGCCAAGGGCTACCAGGTGGGCAAGGTCCGCGTCCCGGCCAGGGCCATCATCGACGGCCAGGGCCACGGCCTGTCGGGGTCGGCGTGGGTCGCGGTGATCCGCGCCGATGGCGGGTTCTCCCGGGACGTGGAGATCGTCACCGCCGCCAACTACGGAAGTGAGGACTAGAGATGTGTGTGCGATGCGGCACCGGCAGAATCGCCTGGTGCACCGATCCGACCCGGCACGGCGACGCCGAGCCCCCGAGCGTGACTGACGGCGACATTGGCCGGCTGATGTTCCAGGCCCGTGAGGTGCGGAACTACCTGCTGGCCGAGCGGTGCCGCCAGGCGCTGGCCGGCGACGCCAAGGCGCGGGAGACGGTGGTCAAGGTGATCACCGGCACGTACCACGCCGCCACTGGAGAGGAGTAACCGATGGCACGCGCACTGACCGCCGCCGAGCGGCTGGCGGACTTCATCGGCCGCCACGGCTGGCAGGTGACCAACGCGTTGCAGAACCAGGAACGGCACATGCGCGAAGCGGCCGAGGAATGTTGGCAGGCCGCCTGGTGCCCGCAGGGGCCGCCGCGCGAGACCACCCCCGGGTACATCGACATAAGCCCGGCCCCGGCCGGGTGCGCGACGCTGGCCACCATGTTTGACCAGGCCGCCGATGCGGCTGCTGCCGCGCTGGAGGAATGGGAGGAGCTGGGCGAGGAGGAGCTGGCCGCCTGGTGAGGGCGGCACGGAGAGGAGAGTGTGTAACCGGATGGGATGGCAAGAGGATTACGCCCGCGAGAAGGCCGAGAAGGCACATTTCAAGGAAGTGTTCGTCCCGGCTGTGGCTGCCGAGCTGAACGCTCTAGGGTCGTTCCCCGGCCTGGTGGGCGCGGACACCGACGTGGAGCCATGGGGCGGCCGGATCATCGACGGCGACGGCCGGGGCTACTACCTGGGTTACCCGTTCAAGGGCAAGACGGAGATCACCCCGATTTACCCCCGGTCGTCGTTCGGCTGGTACAAGACCGATCGCGGCAAGATCGGGGTGTCGGTGAGCCGTGGCCCGCAGGCCGTGGCCCGGGAGATCGCCCGCCGGCTGGCCCCGGTGTATGAGGCGGCGCTGGCCAAGGTGCTTGCCTACGAGGCGGACCTGGCCGTGGACCAGGGGCAGCGCGGGGTGCTGACCGAGAAGCTGGCGGCCCTGTTCCCGGACAATTGTGTGTCGGCCCCGTCGCACTCGCAGTCCGAGTACAGCACGCAGCTGGTCATCCACGGGCCGGGGTCCGGCGGCGGCTGGGTGCAGTATTCCGGCGGCGGTGGCGACGTGATGATCGGGGCCAACCACGGGTTCCGGGTGCCGGCGGGGGTGGCCACCCAGATGCTGGCCATCTACGGGGACTATGTGCGGGAGGAGACGGCGGCCAGGATCGCCCGTCTTGGCCTGGAGGAGATCACTGCGCCCGCCGGCCAGTTCTGTGACGGGGTGGGCGGCCGGGAGCACATCGGCGGCAAGCAGGCCGTCCGCGACGGCGCGGGCCGGGTGTACTGCCTGGCCCACCTGCCGGGGAGATACGGAGAGGAGTGACCATGGCCAGGGCTAGACGCAAGCTGACCGCCGACCTGACCCAGGCCGAGATCCGGGAGCTGGCCTGGGCGCTCGGCCGCGCCCATGTCGCCACCGAGCTGGCTAACAACGCTGGTAAGCCGGTCCTGGACACCGAAGGCCGGGCCGAGCTGTTTGAACTGTGGGCTGAGATCAACACCGACGTGAGGGTGTGACGGGTCATGAAGACCACGACATCGGAAGACAGCCGGCGGGACTACCTGGGGACCGGGATAGCGGACCTGGACGCGGCCAAGCGGTACCTGCGGCGCAAGTTCGGCAGCCGGCCGCTGGAGCCGATCGTGCGCCGCCCCGGTGCCAAGTTCTACGTGACCGCGCGGCGGGGCGCCCGGACGGCGTTCCTGCTAGGCCCCTACATCAGCCACATGACGGCGCTTGCGGCGGTGCCCCGGGCGCGGCGGGCACTGCGGGAGCGGTACCCGCATGAGGCGTTCCTGGCGGTCGGTACGGCAAGCACCCCGGAGACGCTGAGGACCGTTCTCGGGCGGTAGCCCAGGGAATACACTGGTGGGGGTGGTGGTTGTACTAGGTGGAGGGCCCGGCCGGGCCCTCCCCCGGGGGCCCCACCCGAAGGGGCCGGGCGGCCGACCGTAGGACCGCCCGTCCCCGAGGCCAGCGGTGACGGTACTGCGCTGACGCGGGGCTCCCGGGAGCCAAGCCGGTCCAAGCCAGGCGCTCGGACCGGGCCGGTAGAGCGCAGATACCGCGTGAGCGCCGGGAAGCAGGGAGGCCAGGCAGGCCGCCGGGTGGGCCTGGCAGAGTTCCACGGGACACGGAGCCGGCACCGGAAAGGGACGGGTGATCACACCACCGGGCGGCGCTGCCGCCACCAGGTGCGCCACGCCCGCCGGAACCGCAGGCACGTCTCGCACATTGCGCATTCGGAGCCGCGCCGGTGGTGGGTGTGGAGGGCCCGCTGGTGGCCGCAGCGGCAGGGATCGGTGGAGCGGCGCATGGGTGGGAGCGTACCGCCCCACCGTGTCACACACTCGTGTATAATGAGGGTGTAAGGGAGAGTGAGGCCAGGATGACCACCGCTACGGCTCACCGGGCCACTTGGTGGGTGTACGCCGGGACCGAACGGATCCGGCGCACCGCCCAGATGCGGGGCACCTGGGGCTACGACGTGACCTGCTCGTGCGGGTGGGACTCCCGCACGGGCGGGGCCACCCGGCGGTACGTCCAGGAAAAGCTGGACGACCACCGGGCCGAGGGAGGGGACTAGATGACCGACCTGGAGCTGCGCGACACGATCCGGCTGATGCTGGCCGGCTGGGACGCCGCCACCGAGGACCAGCGGCAGGCCGCGCTGGCCGACGCCGCCGAACGGGCCGAGATGGTGGAACTGCTGGGCGGCAAGTACGGCGTCAGTGCCGCCGACGCGCACGCCGCCATGACCGCCGCCCGCGAACGCGGCTGGGCCGAGATCGCAGACCTGGCAAGCCGGTGGCATCTGCGGATCGCCACGGATGAGGGCGGGTACACGATCGAACACCTGGAGAGCGAATGACCACCGTGACCGTGCCGCTGACCACCCGGCAGGCCGAATGGCTGGCCGACCTGGTCCAGTCCGGGTCCGACGCCGCCGCCCGCGCGTGGAACGCCGGCGTGCACATCGACCGGCTGACCCTGGTCATCCCCCGCACCCCGGCCGCGATGGACGCGCTGGGCCTGGCCGTGGGGATGCGCGCCGACCTGGCATCCGAGTCCGGCGGCGAAGGCAGCGACTGGACGATCGGGGAACGCCGCACCGTCCTGGGCCTGGCGCGGAAGCTGGCCAAGGCCGACGTGCCCGGCGCGGAGCCGCTGACCGTCTCCGATGGGCCGGGTGCCCCGGCGGTTGCCCGCGCGGACCGGAGGCCACTGTTATGGCGTCGGGCAGGCGCAAGCCCCGCGAGGACCGGTTCTACCGGCGTGGCCGGGTCGCCACCGAGCCCCGCGACATTGAGGAGGCCGCCGGGCGGCGGCGCGGCCAGCTCCGTGTCACCGGCGTCAGCGGCCGGGGCTACAACTGGCTGGACGCCGCACACACCGGGCAAGAGGACTACCGGGCCGGCAAACCCGCCGCGTCCGGGGAGCTGTTCGCCCGGCGGGCCCGCAACGCTGCGGGGCTGCGGCGGCTGGCCCTGGCCGAGGATGACCTGGCCGGGCTGTACGCGGCCTACGTGGGCGGGCACAGCGGAGAGCTGCTAGAGGAAGCGGCATGATGACCCAGATTCGGGCGGGTGACGGCGCTGTCGTGCAGGTCGCCCCGGCAGGCGGCAGCGGGGTGCTGTTGAGTGTCATCACCAAGACCGGCCGCGTCAGCGGGACGGGCTCGGTGATCCTCACCCCCCAGACGGCGGCTCAGGTGGCGACGGCGCTTATGCACGCCTACCAAGGACGCTTGGAGACGGAATGACGATGATCTACGCCAACGGCGCCAAAGGGCCTGGTGCACCTAATCCCGGTAACCCAGCTCACCGCGCTATGCGGGCAGACCCGCACCGACTTTCACGGCTGCGACGGGCCGGTCACCTGTGACGGGTGCCTGCTGGCCGCGCGGGCCGCGTTCGGCTGGGTGCTGGCGCACTACGCCGATGACGTGCAATCCAAGGCCACCAGGGAGCCGGTGGTGCCGCTGGGCCCACATCGACCAGCACGGACGCCGGCTGGAGAGGAGTACCCGATGACAACGGCAACGACAATTGAGGTCCACCCGGCAGCGTTCGACCTGGCCTTGACCCGGCAGAATCAGGAGCTGAACACGTTTATGAACCAGGTGCTGGCCGGGAAGGCCGCGCCAGTGGCCTGCTCCCGGACCGCACGGCGGACACGCGGCGAGCTGCCGCAGCGCCCGCCCACCGCCACCGAGCGGAACACCCTGGACGCGATCCGGTGGCTGGCCGTCCGGGGCGGCTGGGTCCGCGCCCATGAGATCGCCGCCCGCACCGGCCAGTCCCCGCAGGGCGCCGCCCAGTCCGCGTCCAGTTGTGTCCGCAAGGGCCTGGTGCGCCGGTCCACCGGGCGCGGGCACGTGTGGTTCGGGCTGACCGACAAGGGGTGGATCCTGGCCCGGCCCCGCACCGAACAGGCCCGGCGCCGTGACTGAGTCCCGGGGCCTGGCCACGGCGGAGGCCCACATCCGGGCCGAAGCGCACCAGCGCACCGTGGCGTGCATGCGCGGGCACCGCGCGTTCTGGTGGGTGCGGCAGCGGAACTGCAACCACTCCGCGTTCAACGGCGGCCACCGGACCACCTCGGACTACTCCGAGGTGGTGTGCGGGGCGCCGGGCTGCGGCCGGGTGTGGCGCACCAAGGCCGCCTACGTCCGGGACCTGCCGTGAGCAGGCACACCGGCGGCCTCAAAGGCTACGCCTACCCCCGGGCCAAGTGTCCGCGCTGCGGCCAGTCGATCAGCGGCGGCCGGGTCATAGACCGGCGCGGCGGGTACTGGCTGAACCTGCGCCCCCACAAGGTGCCCGGCACCCACCCGGGGCGGCCGTGGTGCCTGCGGCGGGGGGACCGGTGCGAAGCGGAGATGATCCGGTGACCACCACCAGCAAGTCACCCCTTGACTACCTCTACATCAGGGCATGGGGCCAAATGATGGGCAGCCATCAGTGGTACATCAGCGAGCAGGTCACCAAGGCCAAGGCAGCAGGTGCCCCACAGACAGCCATCTACCAAGAGCGCAATGGCCCCACAGGCGTCTGGGCCACTGTTGACCAGATCGTTTACCAGACCACCAGAGACAAGCTTGAGGCCATGGTGGCTGCCCAGACAGGCGACAGCCAATGACCACCCGCACGATACGTGGCAAAGCGTACCGGTGCCTTGCCTGCGGCTGGTGGCATGTCCGGGGCGCGCACAGCCTGGAGCAGTGGTGAGGGCCAAGGACGCCGTCCTGGGCGTCGCCGTCACCGTCCCCCACCAAGGCGAGACTAGGACTGGCCTGCTAGCCCACGTGCAACCGCCGTGGGCGTGGGTCAGCATCACCGATGACAGGCCACCGGTCCAGGTCAAGGCCCGGCTGGCCGCCGTGGAGAGGAGTACACCAGATGCCCAGCGAATACCCCGCAGAGGACCCCGGGGTGGTTCTGCCCGACGCCGCCCGGCAGGCCGTAGCAGCCCCGGCGTTCTACCCGGACGGCCGCCCGGCGGACGCGCCTGATGACCCCGGGCCGATCGAGTGCGGCCCGCTCGCTAATAAGCCCCCGGCCGGGTGGCTGCGGCGATTGTGGGACTGGCGGCCAACGGTCACATTCCGGTTCGACTGGCACTGGCGGCCGTGGCGGTACCGGCACACCCACTACTACACGCCGATCGCCGCCACCTACCACGTCAACCCGTTTCACGGCCTGTGCGGCGCGGTCGGGCAGACCATCATCTACTACGCGTGCATGTGCCGGGGCCGGGAGCAGGTGATCGCCCGCGCGGTGCCCGGCAAGATCACCCTGACGGAGGTGCGGCTGGGCAAAGCGGTAGCGGAGGGCCGGCTGCCCGAACCGGTCATCACCGAGGCCAGCTTGGAGGCGGTGGCGATCATCCGCGCCGCGCTGCGGGAGGTGGTGCCCGAGGGCACCTCCGCCCCGCAGGTGGACGGGTACGCCACGGTGGTGGCGGACCTGCTGACATCCGCCGGGCTGCTCCGGGGCGGCCAGTAGCCCCCAGGCATGCGTATAGCGGCACCGCACCCCGCCGTGGTCCGGGGTGCGGTGCCGCAGTTTATGCAGGCCAGAGGCGGCCTAGCCCTATACGGGCCCAGAACGGCCGCTCCGGGCTTGGGTGCCGTTCTGGTATGGGGGGCTACAGGAGCCTCTGGCAGCCTGGGAGCGTCCCAGCGGCGTACGCGGGGGCACCGTTTTGGGCCGTCGTCCCCCAAGGGTCAGCCGGCGACTGTCCAGATGCTTAGCGGCGGGAATGCCGACATCGGCTGCCCCGCCGGCGCATCCGGCGGCGGCCACGCCATGGTCCCGTCCACGTTCCGCACCACCCGCACGTTCACGCACTTGGGGTTGATCGCCACGCCGGCCTGCCCGGCGTCGGCCACCGCGTAGCTGACATCCACGGTCTGCGACGCGTCGGAAACCCCGAGGAAGTCAAGTTTGATCTTCTCGGTGATGTGGCCGCCGAACCGCAGCCGGGTGATCTCGGCGCCGAGCGGCAGCATCACCACCGGCTGATCAGGCAGCACGACAAGAGCCATTTCCTGGCCTCCCGTGGTCGGGGCGGGCGCGGGTGCGCCGCCGAAAAATCCGGGCTCGCACAGCGACTCATCCAGGGACCGGCCGTGCGAGGAGCTGGTCCACTGTGAAGCATCAGCGCGCGGGTAGGTGCACCCGCCGGTGCCGCACACGTGCGCCACGCCGGTGTAATGCGCCGACCAAAGCTTGTAGTCCGACCGGGACAGGCCGGCGGCCGTCATCGCCCCGGCCAGCGCGGTAGCGTTGCCCGCCGACGTGTACACCACCGGCCGGGCCACGCCCCGGGCCTGCTGCCGCTTCACCCAGCCGGGTGCCTGCGCATTCGTCGCATCCCCCTGCTCCACGTCCAGGCAGTCGGCATCGTCGGAAGCGAACACGGCGATGGTCAGTATCTGCTTGCCGGGGAACTTGGCGCGCACCTGATCACAGTTGGCGTAGCGGCCGTCCACGTAGCAGGCGTACGCGTCGCCATCGCTAGGCAGCAGCGACACGGTCACGTCGTCGTACATGACCAGCCGGGTTCCGGCCATGAGGTGCCTCCTCTCACTGCTGGGCGCGGGCGAGCACCGCGCCGAGCTGCTTGACCCGCGCCGGGCCGGGGCAGCCAGGGTGGCCGCACCAGGCGTCCCCGCCCAGGCCGTGGTAGGACAGCCCGGACCCGGTGGCCGGGTTGGTGTTCAGCCACAACGCCACCGCCGGGTAGTTGCGGTGCACCCAGCGGAACAGCCGCCCCAGCGTGTCCACCTGGGCGGCGGTCCACGGCGCGGGCACGAACCCCTCGGTTTCCACCGTCACCGAGAACCCGTTGGCGTCACAGTTCGCCCACGACATGCGGTCGGTGTCCACCCACTGGTAGCAGGTGCCGTCGTTGCCGACGCCAAAGTGTGAGCTGCGCTGGGCGGACGGGTCGCGGAACAGCCGGTCCACCCCTGCCAGGGTGCCTTGCATGATGTGGCAGATCATCAGCCGGTTCGGCTCCGCCGTGCCGGCCGACTGGTTGACCCCGATCGGCCGCCAGTGCGCCCCCGCCCACCTCACGGCCCCTCCTCCGGGTCGTAGCCTTCCGGGTGCCCGGACCGCTGCGCCGGGGCGTCGCCGTGGCCGTGAACATGCGCGGCGGTCCTCGCGCGCACCTGCCCGAGGGCCTGGTCTTGGTCGTGCTCGGGCACCAGCACGGCCACGTGCGCCATGGCCTGCTCCACCACTTCCTGGACGTGCGCCAGCCACGCGTACGCGGTGGCGATCGGTTCCACCTTGGGCGGCGGCCCCTGGTCCTCAGTCGTCATGCGTGTTCCTCCTCATCCGGCGGCGGCGGGGGTGCGGGCGGTGCGGGCGGGGGTACGGGCCGCGACGGCAGGACCCGGGGCGGCGGCGGCGCCACGACCGGCGCCAGGTCCGGGCGGTGGGTATGCGGCACCACGTACGCCGCCACCCCGGACAGGATGAACGCGATCACGATGGGCAGGTTCTGCTGCTGGTCGGCGGTCAGGTGATCGTGCAGCCACGGCACCGCCGAGATCAGCACCGCCGACAGGTATCCGGCTACCAGCGTCACCGCCGGCGCCGCCACGGCCTTTTGCTCGATAGCGCCAGCCATGCGTAACCTCCTCGCGTGGACAGGGATGAGGCGGGCCGGTGGGCCGGGCTGCTGGTCCACGTGGCCACCGCCAGCCCCGCCGCCCTCGCCGCCGTTCGCGGATGGATGGGCCAGCACCGGCAGGCCGGGGACCCGCCCGTGCCCGGCGCGGCCGAGCTGGCCGCCACCCTGGCCGCCGTGCACGACCTGCTGGCGCCCGGCTGCCCATGCCGGTAACCGGATGCCGGTGCGGCCGGGAGCACCCGCCCACGTTCCACGTGTGGCGCGACCCGCCGTTCTGGCGGTGGTGCTGCACGCTGTGCCAGCCCGCCGTGACCGGCGCCCGCAACTACACGTACTGGGGCGGGCCGCAGCGGTGCCTGTACAAGATCGTCCTGGGCACCACCCAGCGGCGGCATTTCCGGGGCCGCAGCTACCACCACGAGCATGTGGCCCGGCGGCGGTTACGGCCCCGGCGGCGGCACCGGCTCGGAGGGGAACACCGTCCGCGCCCCGCCCATGTCCGCGAGCATCCCCATGTACCGGGTCGTCTGCTGCGTGTTATTGACCGGGTTCACCACGGTTTCATTGAAAGCGAACCAGACCCCGCCGGGCGCGGCCGTGCCACCGAGCACGTCGTTGAACACCGCCGCCTGATCTACCGAGATGGACCCCGGATCGACGTTGTGCCACACGCCGGCGAAGTAGATCCCGGTGATCAGGGACATGTCATATTCGGCCACCACTCACCGCCTCTCCAGCCGGTCCAGGCGGCGCAGCACGTCCCGGATCCGCTTCCCCTCCGCCGGCGGAATCCAGCCCAGGCCGAGCACCACCGTCTCATCGTTGTCCGGCCCCGGGGTCATGGTGATCTCGGTCACCGGATACTGGGTGTCCACGTTCAGCCGCCCCGACCGGATCCGCAGCCGCACCGTGTCCCCGATCCACACATGGTCCGGGCCGCCCCACGCGCCCTGCTGCAACGTCACCGCATACCCCGGGGACAGCACCTCATACCGGGCCAGCCACCACGGGGCCAGCGCGTTCAGGTGCGCCTGGGTGGTCGCGGAGGTGGACTGGGTGAACTCCCACCGGCCCTCCGGGCGGGTGGCGATGTCGCCGGCGTCCACGTCCTGCGCGGTCAAGGTGACCGTTGTGTCGCCGGTGATCAGCCCGCAGTTGCCATACGACGCGGGGTCCACGATCCGGGAGATCTGCTGCACCAGGCCGCCGCCGGCCTCCAGGGTGACACCCTTGTCCGAGCCCCGCCCGGCGGGCCAGATCGCCAGCACCGGGTCATTCTCGGAGTTCCACAGAATGTCCCAGTCGAACCCCGGTTCGGTGCCGGCCAGCTCGGTGATCTTGTCCGCGATCATGTCCCCGGCCGGGTAGGTGACCGTGACCGTCTGCCCAGTGCCCCCCGAGCCGGGGCCCCGGCCCAGGCCCAGCTTGCCGCCCGGGTGCCCCTGGGTGTCCTGCACCAGGTTCCAGGCGATCGTGGCCACGTCGGTGGAAGTCCAGGACAGGTGGGCGTCCCCGGAGTGCAGCATCCGCCGGCCCAGCAGCGCCTTGTAGTCGTAGCCGGTGACCTGGCAGGTGTGCTGGTCCTCGGTGATCTCATCGTCGGTCGGGCCGAGGCGGAACACCGCCGGCAGCATCACCCCGTTGCGGTAGATCCGCAGGTCCGCCGACAGGTCTTCCCAGACCGGCTGCTGCGGGTCGCGGCCGTCGATCGTGAATGACGCCTCGTGGAACTGCGACGGGTCCCCGGCGCGGAACGTGAACGCCCGCTGCTGGGCGTTGCCCAGGTTCGCCGGCGCGTACGCCCCGGCGGTGGAGCAGGGGGAGAGGGTGAGCTGGTAGACCACCTTTTGCGGCGCCGGCGCCGGCGGCGGCGGGGGGGGTTCCAGGATGGTGAGGGTCAGCGTGACGGTGTCAGTGGCCACGGCACGCCCCCCGTCAGACCTGGTACCAGAGCGACTGCCCGGAGTTCCACCGGAACGTCAGCCCCGTGTTGGCCGCAATCACGCAGCCGGTGCCGTTAGCGACGTTGGAGGTACCGGACGCGGCCATGGTCACGCTGCCGGTCCCCTGGTTGAGGACGCACACCTCCTGGCCGCCGACGATCCCCGGGGTCAAGATGATCCCGGTCACCGCCCCGGAGTTGGACACCCGGTTCACCGGGTTGGCGATAGTGATGGTGTTGCCGGTGGCGAGGGTCTGCGCGGACCCGGTGAGCCCGTCAGCGGCCAGCGAGCGGGTGGAGGTGCCAGCGGTGGAGCCGAGGTTGGAGACGCCCGAGCCGCCGATACCGCGCACGGACTGACTGGTCGCCCCGTTCAGGTTGATCGCCAGCGCCGCGCCGCCGGCGTCCTGGGTGGCGTTGACGATGTCGATGCCGTTGACCGCAGAGGAATCAGCGCCAATGTCAGTGGTGACGTTGCTGCCGCCGCGCCGCATGTACCCGTCGATCTTGATATTGGAGCAGGCGGCCCCGCCCGCCGACACGCCGAGCGAGATCAGCGGGTTCGTGGTGACCGTTAGCGCGGCCAGGTCTTCATTCGTGCACCGGTCGATCGTCGCGTCGGTGACGCCCTCCAGCCGGATCATCCCGCCGGTGGGGTACTCGAAACACAGCTTGAACCACTCGTTGGCCCGCGACGCCGCCGACGACCCGGCGTTGCCGATCATCCGGTAGTGGTACATCGCGGTGTCGTGGCCCTGGTTGTACAGGGTGGACCGCCGCCACGAATTGTCGTTGGCGTTGTTGGGGCCCTGCATGTCCAGGTGCCACGCCTCGATCGTGCGCGGCGTCCCCAGCACGTACTCCCGGTTGGCGAAAAACTCGCACTCCGCCATATAGGTGGTGCCCTGCCCGGTGGTGGCGGAGCAGTTCCAGATCGCGTTCGCGGTGCTGTTTTGGATCAGCCAGCAGTGATGCACGCTGGACCGGACGATGTTGGCACCGTAGAACATGTCCGCGCCGGTGACGTTGACCGTCATGTAGGCCAGCTCAAACATGTCAATCTTGCCGGCGGCGACGGTGTCCATGGAGAACAGCGGCTGCCCGGCGGTGTTTTGCAGGGTGGTGATGCCGGCACCCATGCCCAGGATGCGGGTGAACGACGTGGGGGACAGGTGCGCGGTGAACGTGCCGGGGCCCAGCAGCACCGGCCCCATCCCGGCGGCCATCGCCGTGTTGATCGCGGTGGTGTCGTCCACCCCGGAGGGCATGAGGATGCCGCGCAGCGCGGCGGCGGTGACTTTTTTGGTGGTGCCGGACGCGGCCATGGTCGTATCGGACACGTCCACGAGCGGCAGCAGGTCGCTGTAGGAGAGCGCCGTGAGCGCGCCGTAGCCGCTAATTTTCGTCATCGACGGTCCCTCCAGCTTCGTCGGTGATGGCCGCCAGTGCCTCATCGAGCAACCCACTGACCGCCCCGGCGGTGTCGGTGACGCTGATCGTCACCGGCCAGTCGCCGTGCGACCCGGCCGCTGGGGTGCCGCTGATGATCCCCGTGGCACTGTCGTAGGTCAGGCCCGGCGGCAGCCCGGTGATCGTCCACGTGTCCGGCGGCTTCCCCCCGGACGCGGTCAGGGTGAGCTGGTAGGCGGCCCCCTCGGTGCCCGGCGGCAGCCCCCCGGTGGTGACGTGGACGCTGATCGCCACCGCCGGCACCGTGATGGTCAGCGCCTGCGAGTCGGACTGGGCCAGCGCGTCGGTGACCGTCACGGTCACCGGGTAGGTCCCCCCGGACCCGGACGGGATGCCGCTGATCAGCCCCGTGGCGGCGTTCAGCGTCAGGCCCGGCGGCAGCCCGGTGGCCGACCAGGTGAACGGGCCCTGCCCGCCGGTCTCGGTGAGCTGCAACGAATACGGCTGGCCGAGGGCCCCGTTGGGCGCGCTGGTGGTGGTGACCGTAGGCGGGGACCCGGGTATCGCGTAGAACGACGCCACCGCCGCCGCCCACGAGGTCACCGGCCCGCCGCCGGTCCACGTCACCGTGTCCGATGCGGTGGCCGTCCCGGCCGCGCTGGTGCCGCGCAGCCCCTGGAACGTGTTGGTCAGGTTCGATATGACCCCGTCCGCGCTCCACCCGCTGCCCGGCGCCCACGACTGCCCCGACAGCGCCGCCGACGACACCACCCCGAACATGGCCCGGAGCAGGCCACCCTGGTAGGAGTTCGCGGCCGTGCACGCCTGCGACAGCGCCGCCGGCGACGATGGGGAGGCGATGGCGCCGCCGCCGCCGGTGGCGTCGGTGAACTGGAGCGTCCCGGCCGGGGTCGTCTCCTCATACAGCTTCCCCTTGATCACCGCGCCGCTGGTGGAGTAGGTCCACGTGGCCAGGTGGGCGGCGTCACCGTACAGGCCGCCGGGGGCATTCAGGTAGGCCCACAGCTGCACCCGGGCCTGCCCGGCGCTGCTGCCCGGCTTCCCCTCCGCGACCAGGACCCAGTTGGAGTCCGCCGGGGTCACGGTCATCGCGCAGTCGCCCATCTGCATCTCACAGAACAGCGCCGACCCGGCCAGGGTCGCCGCGCCGCCCGAGGGCGGCGACGCCTGGTTGTTCCACAAGCTGATCGTCCCGGCGGCACCGGAGAAGTTCAGCGACTGCTGCCGCTCGGTGAACGCGCCGCTGCTGGGCACCGTGGGCGTGGCGGCGATGGTGCCGAACGCCACCACGTTGGACCCCGAGACGTACACGACGCCGGTCTGCCCGTCGATGTCCATGTCTTCGCAGCCGAAATTGACCTGGCCGAACGACTTGTCCGCGCTGCCGTTCAGCCAGGTGGCACCGCCATCGGCGGTGTACAGCACCCCGCCGCCGTTGCCGGTGTCGTCCTGGGCGACCACCAGCACCGGGTTGGTCGGGTGGATCAGCCCGGCCTTGGCCCAGCGCAGCGGCCCGTTGTTAGCCACCGGGTAGGCCGCCGACACCGTCGCCCCGGACCCTACCGCCCCGGTATGCGCGTTGGTGATCTTGAACACGCCGCTGTTGTTGGACACCCACACCTCGCCCCGGTGCGAGGGATGGAACCGGGCCATGAACCTGGCCCCGGTCTGCGTGTTGCCCCACAACAGGTACCAGTGCTGGCCGGTGTCGGTGGAGTAGAACACACCGTTGTTGCCGTCGTAGGCGACCATGTCCCCGGTGCCGGGCTGCCAGTCGATCGGCATCCGGTTGGCACCGGTCGGCCCCCAGTGCCCTTCCCCGCCGGCGTTGTCCACCTGGGACCAGCCGCCGCCGGCGTCCGACCGCCGCCAGATGCCGTGACCGCCGCCGACCGCCGCGATGACGATCTTGTTTCCGGTGGCGTCGTGGGCCCCGTCGCGGGCGACACACACACCCAACGGCACCCCGCCGGCCCAGTCGGTGGAGTCGTAGATGGAGGTCCAGTTGGCGGTGCCGGGGGAGTTCCCGGCACGCCGGCCCAGGCCGCCCGAGGCGGTGCCCGAGTATTTGGCGCCGGTGCCCGCGAATACCTCATCGTCGTAGTAGTCGCCGGCGATGGCCCAGCATTCCGGGCCGCCGGGCGGGGTGTCGGTCTGGTTCTTGGTGGAGGACGCGTCCCACGCCGGGTAGCCCGCGCCGGGCCCGCTCGACGGGGTAGACCACCAGATCCACCCCCAGTCGGAGTCGCCCTGCGCGCCGAGCCCGGCGGTGGCCTTGGACGCCCACACCGGGTGCCCCAGGAACGCCGGGTACCCGTTGTAGGCGATCGTCCAGCCCTCGGTGGCGTTAACCCGCCGGGTCGGCCCGGCCGCGCCGGTCTCATACAGCTTCACCGCCGCCAGGCTGGAGGCGTCGATGAGCATGAACGGGGCGAAGTGGCCGGTGCCGCCGTTCCACGCCGCCTGGGTGCGCCAGAACGTCCGGGTGCCGCCGGGGACCGGGACGGTGCCATGGGTGACGGCGGGCAGGTCGGCGTAGGTGATCGACCCCGACCCCGGCCAGGTGGAGGGGATGGTGGCCGACACCCAGCAGCCGTCATGGTTGGCGGTCGCCGGGGAGTTGTGCCCCGGGTTGAAATTGCCCAGCCAGATGACGTGGTTCCCCGAGCCGTCCACATACCCCGACACGGCCGTCCACAAGTTCGGGGACCCGGGGATGAACGACCCGTTGCAGTTCGCCCAGGTCAGCGCGCCCAAGTCCATCCGCCACAGGCCGCCAGAGCCGCACGCCGCGTACAGGAACCCGCCGACCGGGAACAGGTCGTGCACGTTCCCGGTCGGCTGATTGGCCAGCTTGGTGAAGTTCGGCGTGGTGGCGTGCGCGTTGGTGGATTGGTGCACGCCCAGGAACGCCCCCGCCGACGACAGCACCGACGCGTACACGTGGGTCAGCGCCCCCGGGTCGATGGCCAGCGACCGCACATAGGACAGGCCGGTGGCGGACCCGGCGATCTGGCACCGCACCCACGTCGTGGCGTCGCCGGCCACGCCGGTGCACGCGGCCCGCTGAATCCCGGTGCCGTGGCCGCCGCCCCACAGGTACGTAGTGCCCGGCGACTGGTTCGGCTCCATCACCAGCAGGTGCCCGGTGCACCGCCACGCCGAGTCCAGCGGTGCCGCGTTGTGGTTGCCCGCGCCCATCAGCGCCGACGACCGCAGCGTCCACTTGCCGCCCTCGCCGCCGCCACGCGGCCCGGTCGCCTCCACGAACCCCAGCACCCCGCCGCCGGTCGCGGCGGCGTTGGCCACCGCGTCGCCGGTCAGCGCGAACCACGTCCCCGCCAGCACGGTGGACTCGATCACCGCCACGCCCTGCCGGTATTTGTCCTTGGCGCCCAGGCCGGTGCCGATCGACTGCCACTGGTCCATGAACTCGGCCACGCCGGACCACCGCTTGCACGACATGTACGCGCCGTGGGTGTCGCCGTAGTGCACCAGCGTCTGCCGGTCCGCCGACAGCCCGAGCACCTGGCCGCAGCCGCCGTCGCAGATCCCCACGGCCTGCCAGGTCGGGGCCACCGGCTCAGCCGATCCGCTCGGTGACCAGCGAGGAGAAATCCTCGACGGTGGCACCGATCGACGCGCTGCTCCACTGCGCCCACTGGAACGCGAGCTGCCGCAGGCCGCCGCCGCCGGATACCACAGACTCGGTGGCGGGAACGGTGAGGGTGCCCTCGATCAGGATCGACAGGGAGTTCGTCGGCTTGGTCGTGCCCTGCCCGTCCGCCTGGTGGGCGTCACCCCACGCCGACCGGCCGACCGGCAGATAGTTCCCGGCCCCGTCGTACCGCGACGCGTCGTACGCGCCGGTGGCACCGGGCGGCACCCGGAACGCCCACCGCATATTCCCCGACGACCCGGCGTGGTAGAACACTTGGCAGCGCACCTTATGCGTGCCCACCGCCAGGTTCGACACGACCAGGGTGTCATCGTCGGTCAGGCTGGTGGTGGAGTTCCGCGCTGCGGAGTCGGTGGCCCGCGACACCTGCGTCCACCGCGAATACACCTCCCGCAGGTCGGTGATCGCCGCGTTCGCCACGGACACATCGGTGGAGGCGACCTGCACCAGCGCCAGGTTGCAATACGTCGCTGGCAGCGCCGGCGTGCCCGACCCGGTGTCGGCCAGCAGGACCGGCTGCCACCCGTAGTCCGACCACGAACCGTTCTCCGACCGGTCCCGCAGCTGCGCGGCGATCCGGTGGGTGCGGGTCCCGGACGGCGTGACCGGCACCGCGATGTTCTGGGTGGTGTCCGACCACGCCCAGTACACCCCCTGGTTGGAGGAGTCGCCGCCGTAGACGAACAGCCGCCCGGAGAGAATGTCCACGCTCATCGTCGGCCCGGCACCGCGCTGCTGCACCTTGCACGCGGTGGCCCCCTGCACGCCGGTCCGCGACCCGATGAACCCGTGGGACAGCTCCGCCAGCGACCGCACCCACTGGCGCAGCTCCTCCCCGGTGTACAGCTCCGGATCGGGGGTGTCGCCAGGCAGGACACTGATCGGGAACGGAGTGTGATTGGCCATCAGGTTCCCTCCCGGGGTGTCACGGGGTGCGGGCCGGCGTCCACGCGAGCACGGCGGTCACCACGTCATCGGCCGTCGTGGGGTGGTAGCGGACCAGGTTCTGCCCCGGCTGGAGCAGCCACCAGTCCGAGTTAGCCCAGTCCAGCGCCCCGGCGACGGACTGGTTCGGGTCGGAGTTGAGCAGCGCCGTCTTGCCGCCGGTGTCCACCTCCACGTAGTTGCCGGCGACGATCGACAGCGTGTCGAAGAAAACCAGGTTGCCGTTCGGCTGCCCGGGGATAGTCAGCGCGTCGTTCGTCAGCTTCGGCCCGGTGCACGGGCCGTACAGCCGGGCGGTGAACGGCCGGGGCACCGACCCGCCGCCGTAGACCAGCATGGATGACGCCGACCCGGCCGCCGAGGAGGAGATGGCCAGCCCCGCCGACCCGATGGCCAGCCCGGCGGAGCCGACCGCCAGGCCGCCCAGGGTGGGCTGCGCGCCGGGCACCACCGCCACCGTGGGCTGCTGGTCCTCCCACACCCCGGTAGGGCCGACGTAGCCGAGCTGCATGATCCGGTAAGTGGCCGCCTCATACGGGCCCTGCTTGGACGCGAACCGCAGCTGTATCTGACGCGGCCCACCCGGGTATTCGTCGTCGTCAATGACCAGGTAGGGGCGGCGGGACGGGTGGTTGAGCAGCGACAGCAGGTCCAGCTGGGCACCGATGTTGCCGACCAGCCCCAGGGAGAGGGTGACGGCGGCCTGCCCGAGGAACTGGCTGTTGTCCCGGGTGCCGTCCGCGCCCGGGTTCGGGTAGGACACCTCACGCGGCGCGGCGGCCACGTCCCAGTCCGCCACGTTCACATCACCGGACGGGATCAGCGTCCAGGTGACCCCCTGGGCCGGGTCGGTGATCGACATGCCGGTGATCGTCATCCCATCCCCCCGGCGTGCCGCCAGTAGAACGTTGCCGACCGGGCCAGCAGGATCGCGTCGGCCTGGCTGGTGACGTTCAGCGTGCCGACGTTCAAAACCGGGGCCCCATGCCGGCTGCCGCCGTCGCCGCCGGTGAGCACCTGCCGCACCGCCTCCGCCAGCGGCTGCGGCAAGATCATTTCCCCACGGTGGACGGTCGCCGGGCCGGTCACCGGCACCGACCAGGACCCGCGCTCGTACCAGTGCGGGCTGCGGGCCAGCCACATCCGGTATGCGTTCAGCGGCGACCCATACACCGACTTGATGTAAGCGAGGCCCCACCGGATCTGCGTCGCCGGGTTGGTCCGCCAGTCGGCCCCGGCTGCCGCCATCTTGGACGCGGGCAAGCTCTGCGGGATCCCGTACGCCCCCGATGAGGCATTCAAGGCGTTCCAGCGCCAACCGCTTTCCCCCATCCACAGGTTGAACAGGGCGGAGAACTGGGCGCCGGTCCAGCCCATCGCCGCCGCGAGCACCCGGCCGATCTGCACGGACGGGCCGCCGCCGCTGGGTGTGCCGCGCAGTTTTTTCAGCAGCCCGCCGAGCCCCCCGGCGACCAGGTCCCCGATGGTGCCCGCCAGGCCGGACAAGAACCCGAGCGGTCCGCCGGCGCCGGTCAGCAGCCCCAGGTGCAGCCCGGACATGATCGCCTTACCTGCCGGGACCAGCAGCTGGGCGTCCAGCGACAGCGGCCCCTTGTGCGCCTTGATCCACCCGGGGATGCCGGTGATGAACGCCGTGACCTTGTGCCAGATCGACAGGATGCCGTTGTACAGGCCCTGAATCACGTCCTGGCCGCCGCCGAACAGCCACCGCAGCGACCCCCGGAAAAACGCGGTCAGCCGGCCCGGCAGGCCGCCGAACCACCGGGACACCGTCCGCCACCCGGCGGCGATGCCGTTCGCCAGGCCGCCGATGATGTTCTGCCCGGACCGGACCAGCCACCGGCCCGCGCCGTTAAAGATCCCCAGGATCCACCCGGGGATGCGCCGCAGCCACGCGAACAGGCCGGCCCAGGCGAGCTGCACGCCGCGCCCCAGCCCGAGGATGATGTCCCGGCCGATCCCCGCCATCACCTTGGACGGGGAGCCGATGCCGAACAGGGACATGAACGAGTGGATCAGCCGCCCCGGCAGGCCGGTCCAGAAATTGATGAACGCCGACCAGGCCCGGTGAATCCCCGACGACAGCCCGGACACGATGTCGCCGCCGGTGCGGACCAGCCACCGGGCCGCCCCCGAGAACGCCCGCAGCAGCGACTGGTTGAGTGCGCCGCCGGGGGAGAACGCCGACCCGGTCCCGGACACGATCCCGTGCCACATCCGGTTCCACCCGGCCAGCAGCGCCTGGTTGATCTTCCCGCCGGGGGTGAATGCCGACTCAAACCAGCCGGTGATCGGGCCGCCGACGTACCGCTCAAAGGACGCCACCACGCCCTGCCAGATGGTCTGCCCCTGGCCGGGCAGCCGGATGTGCATGGTGGCGAACACCGGGATGCCGATCGGCCCAAGCAGCGACAGCGCCCGGCCGATCAGGCCGCCCCGCGCCGCCGCCCCGGCCGCCGCGCCGCCCTCCGCCCCGGCTGCCGCGCCGCCTGCCGCCGCGCCGGGAGCGGCGGCAGCCATCCGGTCAGCGGCCACCAGCATGTTCCGCGACGCCGCCAGCATCGTGTCCCCGGCGCCCTGCATGCCGAGCTGGACCTTGCCGCCGGTGATCAGGGCGATGAACCGGGTAACCGCGCCCCACCCGCTCTTGGCCGAATCGAGAATGTTCTTGAGCTGCCCCGCGCCCTTGCTGGCCAGGTACATGTACGTGAACAGTTGCACGATCGCCGGGTGCCCCGACAGTTGCCGCAGCAGCGCCAGCAGCGGGTTCGCCACGTTCCACATCCACTGCGAGTTGCCGCCGGTGGTCATCGACGCCCACGCCTTGACGATGTTGATGATGACCGTCAGCGCCTGCCCCATCGCTTGCCGGACCTTCGGCCAGATGGTCTGCCACTGGCCGAGCATCGCCTGGAACCCCGAGTGCTGGCTCAGGTTCTGCGACCAGTCGCGGAACCGTTTGGTCAGCCGGTCCAGCCCGGCGATCACGGTCCCGGCGAACGGGGTGAACGCTTTGACGATGTTGCCGAACCCCACGATGATGTTGCCGATGGCGTGGCCCAGCCCGGAGATCACGGGGAAGATCAGCGGGGTGATCTGCTTGAGCCACTGCTGGAACCCCGACGACTTCACCGCGTTGGCCGCCGACAGGGCCAGCTCGGACAGCGCCTTGGCGGCCTGGACCGCCAGCGGCGACAGGTCGTGCAGCAGCGGCTTCACGATCGTCAGGCCGATCCGCAGCGGCTCCAGCACCGGCCCGGCCAGCGACGTGGCCCAGTTGTGGTAGGCGGTCTGCGCGGCGGTCAGCTCCTTGCCGAACGCCCGCACCGCCGGCGGCGCCTGCCCTACCGTGGCGTTGTACTGCGCCTGCGCGGCCTGGAGCGCCTTGGTCTTGGCCGCCGCCGCCGTCTGCTGCCCAACGCCAGCCTTCAGCGCCCCGGCATACTGCGCCTGCGCCCGTGCGCGGGCAGTGTCCAGCGTGGCCTGTGCCTTGACCACGGACCCGGCCTGGGTGAGCAGCGGTTTCAGCGCCAGCCCGTAGGCCAGCAGCCCAGCCGCGCCGGCGGTGACCGCCGCCGTCAGCGACCCGACCGTGCCGACCAGCGCCGACAGCGCCGCCTCGGCCGGGCCGGTGCCCAGCCCGATCGCGGCGATGATCCGGGGCAGGATGCCGGACTTGCGCGACGCGGCGGAGGACGCGTCCCCGAACCCGGTGATCGTCCCGACGAACTTGATCAGGCTGCCGCCGGCGGACTCCTGGGCCGCCTGCTGCTTCCGCAGCGACACCGCGTTCCGGTCGATCGCGTGGTTGGTGTTGTCCACCTGCCGGGCGAACCGGGAGAACGCCGCCGACGCCCGATCGTCTCCTAGAAGAACGATGGGAAGCGCAAGGTCGTGGCCATGCGCTAACCACCTCCCTCTAGTGGGCCAAGCGGCACCTCCTGCCTCTGCCCTTGCTCTGATTACAGGAGCGGCACAGGGTCTGGAAACCGTCCGGGAACCCGGTAGTCACAAGCCAGTAGTAGAACTCCACGCCGCCGCCCTGACGGCCGAAAATCTCCTCCCGGTGCTCGCGGCCATCTCCGTTGACGTGGTCGATCGACAGATTGTCGGCCCGGCCGCAGCACGCGCACACGGCGCCATAGTGGAACTCGCTGAGCGGCCTGACGGCGCGACACTTCCGGCACCGCTTGGTGGCAGACTGGGCCACGGTCGCACCTCCGATGCGGCCAGGCCCCGGAACCCCTGGTGCTCGTTACACCAGCCGGGGCCGCTTTTCCTGCCACCCTATCCGCCCCCCCCGGTCAACTAGGCGGCGACGCCCGGTGGCCCCACGGCCGCCCCAGGCCCGGCCCGCACACCTTGGGGTGGCCCCGGCCCTGGCGTGGCGGGACGGGGCCACGTGACGGCACGGGCGTACCCTTGCGGGGAACCGCCGTGGGAAAGGACACCGGGGATGGCTTCGCTGCCGGAAGTTGTGCAGATGACGGTCACGCTGAACATCGACCTGGACAGCCCGGTGCGCGTCTGGGACCTGCCGCCTCCCGGTGTGGATGAGGACTGGGCCGGTGAGGGTGAGGCACCCGAGCAGCGTACCGTCGCCCTCGGGGAGCTGGTCGCGGAGCGGCTGCTGGACCGCGCCGGCGGCCCGCTGCTGGAGGCGGCCCTCCGGGTCCGGTTCGCGGCGATCACCGATGAGGAGATCCGCGACCACGTCCGGGCCCGCATCGCCGCGCTGATGGCCACCACGAACCCGGCGACGCTGACGGACGGGCAGCTCACCCTGGCCGCGCGGATCGACCGCGAGTACGCCCGGCAGCTCACCGACCCGCATTCGGGTGGGTTCGCCCACGGCCGCGACGCGCCCACCGTGGCGGCGATCGTCCAGGCAGAGGTGACCGCCGGGTTCCGGGACCTGTCCTCCGATGTGGTTGCCCAGGTCCGGGAGCGGGTACTGGCCGAGATCGCCGCCCATGCCCGCTCGGCAGAGGACCCGATCCCGCCCGGGGGCTAAACCTCCAGGCTCCGTTTCACCTCTTCCAGCGCCGCCTCACACGCCACCCGCACGTCATTGGCGGACCGGGCAACCGGCTCCTCAAACCAATGCGGCTTGCCCTGCTGATGCGTCCACTCCCACGCGCCGCGTTTGACCATCGGCCGCAGGAACACCGGCTTGCGCGCGTACCTCTTGGCCCGGGACCGGCCCATGGTGAACCGCGCCCCCCGGGCGAACACCGGATGGTAGAACCCGCCCGGCTGGTTCAGCAGGTTCGGCAGGTTCTGCTTCCCGGCGGGCATCCGCCGCCCCGCCGACACGATGTCCAGCCGCACCCCGGACCGGGTGACCCCGGCGGAGGCGAACACCGTCCTGGCGACTTCGGCGCGCAGCCCCGCCTGCGGGTAGTGCTCGGCGGGCATGTCCAGGATCGACACCTGCACGTCCCGGACGATCGGCGCCCCGGCCTGCCGGAACCGGGCCAGCAGCGCCCGCCGCAGTCGCGGGTCGGCCTCCCGCAGCTTCACCGCCAGCGCCTTCATCTCACCCACGCCGGGCCCGGTCAGCACCACCGCCACGCCGCATCACCCCATTCCTGTGCCGCGCATGTTCAGCGGCCGTCCGTCCGGCGTGGTCAGCGGCGTCCCGTCCGCCGCCTGCTTCGGCGGGCCCTTGCCGTCGCGGGCGGCCTCCATCGCCGCGTCCAGGTCGGTGAAGTAGTGCATCCACTCGGCCAGCTCGGTGGAGGAGATGCGGGCCAGCAGCGCGGCCACGGTCAGGCCGCCCAGTTCGTGCGCTAGCCGGAAGTAGAACTGGCGCTCGGGGTGCTCGCGGAGGCTTTTCCCAGTTCGGCCATCGTCTCATCGTCCAGCCCGGACAGTGCCATGGCGACCTCTTCCACCCGGTGCAGCGCGGCGGCGGACTTGCGGCCCAGCACCCCCACCTCCGCCGCCGTGAACATCGGCTGGTCGGTGTCCGGGTCGATGATGCACAGCGCGCACAGCTTCGCGGTGGCGTTCTCCGGGTCCGCGACCTGCTGGCCCCGGCGCATCCGGGCCATCGACTTGAAATAGTCGTCGCGGCCCTGCCCGGTCATGCCACGCACCAGCACCGCATCCGCGCCACTTGCGGCTTTCCACTCGGGCACCCGGACCACCTGGGTAAGGATGTCATCCGCTACCACGATCTGCTGTTTGCTCAGCAGCGTGACGCCCTCGGGGAGGTCATACTTGCGGCTGCCGTTCTCGCTGGTCATCATGCTGGCCTTTCCACGGTGTATGGTGATGGTCCCCCGTGCGGCAGACGGTCCCACCGTGTTCCGCCGGGCGCGGCTCCCGGGTTCGATGGCCAGTCACCGGGGGCCGCGTCATTACGGCGGGACCACCAGGTTCTGCGCGGGCACCCGCGTGATCGAGAACGCCACCTCCGTTTGCTGCGGGTTCTCCATGTCCCCCTGCGGCGACACCGACGACACCTTGACCGGGAAGATGTCGTACTTGCGGCCCGAAATGTCGCCCTCCCACAAGAACGCGGTAAACCCGGCGGTGTCGCGGGGCAGCACGCCGCGCACGTCGTTGGAGGTCTGGTCCTGGTAGAACATCAGCGAGGAGGGGTCGGCGGCGGTGATCCGGCCGGGCACCCGGGCGGAGAACCGGCTGGACAGGTCCGGGACTTCCACCGAGTTGGACGCCACGGTGAACCCGGTGACGCCGGCCACCTCGTTGGTCAGGTCTATGCCGCCGTTTATCTCCGTGCGGGTCGCGCCGGTGGCGTAGGCGGCGATGGCGGGCAGCCAGTAGATTTTCCGGACCCCGGGCGGGGTGAACCGGCTGGTCGGGTTCAAGGGTGTTGGGGGCATTCCGGGTCACTCCTCCGCGCTGGTTTGGCTGGTCGCGGCACGACGCCGCCCACGGGCGGGTGCGGTGCCCTCCCGCTGGTCGCGGGCCGCCGCCTCACTCATCGGCGGCGGCGGCTCGGGCTCCTCCGCCGCCGCCGGCATCGTCTCCTCGGTCAGGTCCACCCACCCGGCGGCGTAAAACAGGCCGGTGGCGCCCACGGCCATGTCCGCGATGTTGCCGGTGGCCGGGTGAATCATCCGGACGAACCCCGGGTCCAGCGGGTCGTGTGCTTCAGTCATCGCAGGGCTCCTCAGTTCGTGGAGATGGCGGCGACAGACACCGTTGTCGGCGTGGCGGAGAACCCGAACGTGCACAGGCCGCCGATCGACGGGTCCGCGTACCGGGTCGCGGACAGCGGGATAATCTCGTCGGCGCCGTTGGCCACCGTCACCGGGAACGGCGTGGTGACCGGCAGCCCATCGGCGGTGATCGCCGTGGGCACGACCAGGTTGACGGTGATCGGGGACGCGGACCCGTTTTTGACCAGCAGCGCGATCCCCGGCCCGGTCGGGGCCGTGTTGCCGGTGGTGGTCAGCAGGAACGCACCGGATCCGCCGGTGGTGGCGTAGGCGATGGCGCCGCCGGCCTTGGGGAAACTCTGTGTGACAAGTGCAGCGGTCATCGCCGCCCCTCCTCGGGGTTGAGTGACAATGGCGGGGGTGGCCCGTCGTGGGGCCATGTGGATGACCACCTAGCCCCTGGGTCTCGTCAGCCCCGGGCCACCTCCCGGGCCCGGGAGGCCCTACCGCTGGGTGAAGGCCCGGCAGTCCACGCTGAACCGCAGCTCCGCCCGGTACCCGCCGGACTCGGTGTCCTCGCGCAGCGTCCACGGCCCCATCTCGGCCTGCATCACCACGCCGCCCAGGCCCCGGTTGGCGGCCAGCAGCGCGCCCACGTCCGCGTGCAGCTCAAACACCCGGGCCCGGCCGGCGGCGATGGCCTCGGGGTCCGCCGACCCGGACAGGACCCCCAGGGCGTTGTGGATGGTGAACGTCTCCTCCACCGACGCCTGGCCCATGTCCCCGGTGCCGAAACTGCCGTCAGCGGCGGTGTCGTCAGCGGTGGTGACGTAGCCGATGACGATCACCTCCAGGGCGGCCGAGTTGGTCACCTGCGGGCCGTCGCGCACCTCGCCGTCCAGGTCGATGCCGGCCTGGCACAGGGCCAGCAGCGCGGCCTGCGCGGCCGGGTACGTCGATGCCCAGGACACCAGGCGTCTCCTCTGCTCAGATGGCGGGCATGATGTCGGCCTCCAGCGCCTCCAAAACGCGGCGCGGGATGGTGAACGTGAACCCAGTGGTGGTGGTGAACTCCTCCTCGCCCTGCAACAGCGCCGGCGGCATCGACCCGCGCTGGGTCTCCCACATGTGCCGCACCTGCTCCTTGCCCGCGTACAGGATCCGCTCCGCGATCACCGGCCGGCCGGCGGTAAGCACTACGTCCCACGGCCCCCAGTAGAACGGGAACGGCGAGATCTGGTCCACGATCCCCGCGTCGGCGTCCCAGCGGAGCTGCGCGGTCAGCCACTGCGGCCCGCCGGGCCACACGCTGGTGACCGACGCCACCGAGATGACCGGCCGGGTGTCCAGCACCAGCCGGTACCGGCCCTCATCCACGCGGGTGGTGAACTGGCGCGGCACCAGGATCCCGCATTTGGCCTCCAGCATCTCGGTGGCGGCCATCAGGAACTCGCCCAGCTCGTCATCGTCGCGGGTGCCGGTGATGTTGAGGTGGTCCTTGATCTCGTTCATCGACAGCGCGGACGCGTAGTCGCGGACGTTCTCGGTGACCGGCGTCGGCGCGGTGCCCGGGTTGGTGGTCACCCACGCGAACCGGTGGATCCCCGGGGCGGCTAGCAGGTAGTCGTAGGCGGCGGTGTAGTTGGACCCGGCCTGGGTCCACGTCCACGGCCCGCTGTGCGCCTCGGTGGTGCCGTCCGGTTTAGTGACGGTCAGCGTGGCCGCCGCCGGCGGCCCGGGGATGTTCTGCACGGTGACCGTGGTCTCATACACCTGTCCCGGACACAGCATCAGCGCCTCCTCACGGCCTGCCCGTCACCACGGCGGTACGGGGCTCGGTCCCCGCCGCCGCCGCCACCACCACGGCCCGCCCGGCCGCCGTGGCGTACGCCCCCACCAGCCGGGGCACCTCGTACAGCGGTGCCAGCGCCAGCAGCACCGGTCAGTCCCGGTTCACGAGCTGGGCAAGCAGCGAGCACGTCACCGACGTGAAGGTCCCGGACCAAAACACCTGATACGCCTCCGCATAGACAGGGTCGATGGTGGTGATCAGTCCCGCCTTGGTGGCGGTCATCGCCACGCCGAACAGCGGGTCCGACGCGGGATTGTTTTTGAAAAACACCCCGGTCGCCGGGTCCCGCTCGTACAGGTCGAACGTGATGCTGGTGCCGGTGATCGCGGTGATGTCCAGGTAGAACCGGGCCGCGTCGCAGGTGGCGAAATCATACAGCTCCTGGCTGTTGCCGCCGGCGGTGAGGACGTTCGACGTGGTCAGCGACACGCCGGTGACGCCGAGCGCCTGGAGGCAGTTGACCAGCGTCTTGCGTGCCACCTACTGCTCCTGGGTGCCCGTGACTTTGGCGACGTTCCAGAATCGCCGCGTTGGCGACTGCGCCATGGCCAGCTCCACCGAAAAGTGCATCATCTTCGCCCCGGTATCACCGATCCCCTGGTACAGCGGCTGCCCGGCCATCGACGTGTACACCGCCTCATCAAATTGGATCGACACGTACTGGGTGACGGCGAAGTCCGCGATCAGCTTGAGGTAGTGCCAGCCGCCGGCCCGGTCCCACGTCCCGCCCACCGGGTCCCACGAGTGCTGGTTGAACGCCGCCCGGGTGAGGAACGCGAACGGCACCAGCACGAACCCCGCCGACACGCCGGTGATGTACCAGAGGATCTGATTGTCGTTATTCCACACCCCGCCGGGCGGGTTCATCCCCACGGCGGTCTGGATGAGGCACCGGGCCGCCCACAGGTTCACCCCGTCCCGGTTGTACAGGCTGCCGGTGAACACCGACGTAAAGGATGTCGCGGCCGATTTGCCGGTGGGCCGGAACCAGAACGAGTGCCCGAACCGGCCCGAGAACTGGTCGCACACCCGCCGCTTGAACACCACCCCGGACGTGAGCGGGGACCCGGTGCAGTTCGGGTTCGGGTTGCACGCCGCCATCGTGGCGGTGCCCTGGTTGGCGGTGGTCACCGACACCTCCGGGGCCCCGGGCAGCGCCAGCAGGTTGACCCCGGTGAACGTGACGGTCCAGTTGCCGGCCCCGCCAGTGGTGACCGCCCCCGTGTAGGTGAGGACACAGGAGTTCCCCGAAACGGTGGGCCACTGCCCGGCCGCCGCCGGGGTGTTCAGCACGATGTAGTTGACCCCGCCGGTCTTGATCGCCGGTGCCCCCGCCTGGGTGGTCGTGCCCACCAGCGTGCCGTTGCTGGTGGGCGTGTAGGTGGCGGCCGAGCCGGCGAGGGTGAGGGACTGGTTGCCGCCGGTCGCGCTGGAGGTGCTGGAGTTGCCCTGCGGGTCCAGCCGCACACTCGGCCGGCCGTTGAACCGGATGTTGTGATCAATGCTCGCGGACCCGCACCCGTCGTTGTACATGCCGGCGAACCCGTCCGCGAAGTCCTCCACGAACAGCAGCCGCCCCCCGGCAGCCCGGTGCGGCCCGGCCGGTACCGGGTCGCTGACCAGGACCCGCTGCCGTTCCACCGTGCTGCCGCCGACTTGCAGTTCGAACGTGTCAACCTTTTTCCCGGCCCCGTCCGGGGGCAGCTGAACGTACGCATCGGCCACGGCCCTTACGCCCCTTCCTGTTTCCCCGGGATGCCGCCGCCGGCGGCGGCGGCGACCGCCACGGCCCCGGAGGCGACCGCTGCCGGTCCCGTCTGCCCCCCGGCCACCGACACCGCGAACACAACCGGGGTGAACCCGTGTGCCGCCGCGCCGCACGCCCCCAGGCCGGCGGCGGCCTGGGCCCTGGCCAGGCAGGCCAGCACCACCGCCGGGGCCAGGGCCAGGCCGGTCCCGGCAGCGGCGGCGGCGGGTGCCGCCCTCCCGGGGGTTCCGCCGGCCGCCGGGGCCGCGCCCAGCCCGGCGGCGGCGGTGGGGAACGCGTTGCCGGCCAGGGCCAGCCCCGGCGGTGCGGCGATGCCCGTCCCCGCCGCCACCCCGGCCGGGGCGAACGTGCGGGGCAAGGTGGACACGGTGGGGCCGGCCGCCACGCCAGCCCCGGCAGCCCCGCCGGCGAGGGCACCAGGTGCTGCCGTCGCCGGGGAGCTGGCCCCCAGCCCGGCCGCCACACCCGCGTTCGGCGCGGCGGCGATAACCGGCGCCGCCGCCGTCCCCGTCCCCGCCGCGACGCCTGCGGCGACGGTGACCCCCACGGCGGCCTGTACGGCCGCGCCGCCGCCGGGACCCGGGCCGGCGTTCGCCGCGACCGCGACCGCTGCCGCCGGGGCCGTCCCCAGGCCGGCCGCGACCCCGGCGTTTGCGGTCCCGGCGGTGGCCGTCGAAACCGTGGCGTTCGGGGCGGCACCCAGCCCGGCCGCGATCCCGGCGCGGACCGTGAGCGCGGTGGACGGGGCGGGCGCTTGCCCCAGCCCGCCGCCGGGGCCCGCGTTCGCGCCGAGCGCGGCGGCCGGCTGGGGCGCGGTCCCGGCGCCGGCTGCCGCTGGCGGCTCGGCCTGCGGCACCCGCGCATTCGGGGCGATGCCCGTCCCGGCCGCGACACCCGCGCCCGCTGTGAGGGTGGCACCCGCGCCCAGGGCCACGCCGGACCCGGGTGCCACGCCCGCGCTTGTGCCCAGGGCAGGCGCGGCACCCGGCGCGGTCCCCGTCCCGGCGGCCACCCCGGCGTTCGCGGTGCCGGCGGTGGCCGTGGAGATGGTGGCACCCGGCGCGGCCCCGGCCCCGGAGGCCACGCCGGCGTTTACCGTCGCGGCGAGGGAGGCGGGGGCCGTGGCGGTGCCCGTACCCGCTGCTGCGCCCGCCGCCGGGCGAACCGCTGGGGTCGGCGGGGCCGCCAGCCCGAGCCCGGCCGCGACCCCGGCGGGGACACTGGCCGCCGTCTGCGGGGCCGCCGCCAGGCCGAGTCCCGCGCTGGCACCGGCCGGGGCCGTGGCCGCTGGTACAGCGGGATTCGCCGCGCCCAGCCCGGCCGCGACCCCGGCGTTCGCGGTGGCCGCCGTGACGGTGGAGACGGTGGCATTCGCCGCGATCCCGGTCCCGGCGGCTGCCCCCGCGTTGACGCTGCCCGCTGCGGCAGCCGCTGGGCCCAGCCCCGCGCCAGCCGCGACACCCGCGACCGGCGCAACCGCCACCACCGGGCCCGGTGCCGCGCCCAGGCCACCCGCCGCCCCGGCGGCCGGGCTAGCAGCGGCAGCCAGCGTCCCCTTGAACGTGGCGGTCAGCACCCCGCAGGCGTGCGCGCTGCCCAGCAGCCACTCCGCGAAATAGCTTCCCGACGCCAGGCCCGCACCGGACGTGCCCGCGTCGTAGGCGGCCCGCCCGGACCGGGTGGTGGACATGTCGAAATTGGTCAGCGCCGTCCACCCGGCACTGTTCAGCGTCCCCGTCGCCTGCCCGTAGGCGGCGGCGGCAATAGCCAGGTCGGTGGGGCCGGCGGCGGCAGTGGACGGGGTGTCACACGTCGTGGAGGACGCGGTGGCCGAATAGGTGGCCGACCCGGCGTCGAACGTGACCCCCGTCGCGCCCGCCCACTCCTGCACGTTCCACGAATAGTCCTGGCTGGTGCCCGAGTTGCCTTGCAGCCAGGTGAACGCCGCCGGCGCGATCACATACCACAGCTCGACGCGGGTGTTCGTCCCGCCCGACACCGCGCCCTTGGGCCCGGCGGTCCACGTGTTCCCGGCGGAGTCGGTGACCGAGGTCATCGCCCCGGTGGACTGGCCACCGGATCGGGTGAAGATCGCGGTGACCAGCGGTGCCCCGGACGCCGGGGTGAAAGTTATCTGCGGCGTGTTATTCGCTGCCGCCGTAGACCCGGTGACCTGCTGGGCCAGTGACCAGGCGGCGGCGGGGGCGCTCACCGGGCCTGCGGCACCCACGCCGGCGGCGGGGGCGGTGTTCACCCCGGCCGCGACGATCGCGGCGGCGGCCTGCCCCGACCCGGCGGCGGCACCCGCACTGGCGGTGACCGCCGGCGATGCCGCCGGCGCGGCACCCAGGCCCGTGGCTGCGGGCGGCTCGGCCTGCGGCACCCGCGCGGCCGGGGCCTGCCCGGACCCGGCCGCGACACCCGCGTTTACCCCAGCGGCGGCCGTGGCGGCTGGCGCGGCGCCCGCACCGGCCGCCACCCCAGCGGCTACGGCGACAGCGGCAACTGCGCCCGCCGCCGCGCCCGCGCCCGGCGCTGCACCTGCTGCCACGCCTGCGGCGGCCACGCCATCCGCTGCCTGCCCGGACCCGGTGGCCGCCCCGGCCGGGGCGGCCACCGCGCTGACCACGTCAGCGACCCACACGCCGACGTACCCGTTCGCGGCGCCAGGGCTGCTGCTGTCCTTTTGTGTCCAGGTCAGGCCGGCCGAGTCCGACAGGGCCATCGTCACCGCGCTCGCGCCGCCGTTCGACGCGACCACCGCCACCAGCAGCGAGTTAGCGGGTGCGGTAAAGGACGCCGTCGATACCGTGGTCGCCGTCGTGGTGGACGCCGCTGGCGGGGCGGCGGCGTTCTCGGCCAGGGTGCCGGACACGAGCACTTCCGCGTTCTCCACCCGCCCCGTCTGCGTGGAGCCCATCGTGAACCCGTAAGAGACCGCGCCGCCGGCGACCCCCAGCGCGTGCCACGACACATAACGCAGGCTGTGCGAGGTGTCTTGCACGTCATCCACAACCGTGGCGTTGCTGCCGCCGGTCGCAGTCGCGGCGGACCCGGCGTGCACGCACGCGCCGTACACGTTGGACCCGGCGGTGGCGGTCACCGAGTTGGCCAAGGTCGTGCCGGTAGGGAAGCTGTGGGTCGCCGCGCCGGTTTGCGACGCGGCAACGGCCGCGCCGGTGAGGACGTACACGCGCAGCAGCAGCCCGTTAGCCGTGGAACCGCCCTGGGTGGCGGTCACGGCCAAGGTGACCCCGCCGGCGGTCGGCACAACCGGCACGCCCGGCCCGTGCCAGATGTTCGCCCCGGTGCCACGCATCTATGGCACCGCCTTACACCGAGGGCTCGCCCCAGATGATCTGCGGGATGACGTTCACCCCGGCCGGGGCCTTGCACCGGATCCGCAGGAACTTGCTCACCGGCATCCGGGCCCGCACGTGCTCGGGCCAGATGATCCCGTACCCGGCCTGCGGGTGCACGTGCTGGGAGTCGAACATCCGGACAGCGGTGATGGTGCCTTCCACGCTCGCGTTGTAGCCGGTGGCCGACGTGCCGCCGACGCACAGGCTGGCGGGCTGCTGGTCATGCCCCCACAGTTCCGGGGTCAGCGATGTGACTGTCGCGGCCACGTCGGTTTGGATCAGGTGGCAGATCACCGGCACCGCCGTGCCGGACGCGCCGTCGAACGCCACCGACCAGCCGATCACGATCAGGTCCGTGGTGGACGGCGTGGCCACCTGAAGCACCGTCTTGGTCGTGCCGCCGACCAGCGCCACCACCGTGGGCTCAAAGGGCGCCGACGTGGCGCGCGGGCTGGCGTAGTACTCGCCCATCAGGCCGGCACCCCGTCCACCAGCAGGTAGGCGGCGTCATGGTTCAAGACCCCCGGCGCGGCGATGGTCGCCGGGGCGGTCACGGTCGCGGCGGCCACCCCGGACACCGTGGCGCCCATCCACGCCGCCTGCTTCACCACCCGGTAGAACGTCAGCGCCGCCATGTCGATGGTGTCGCCGCCGGACACGTCCAGCACCTCAAACAGCGACCAGGTCCGCGCCCCCGAGTCGGTGTAGACACGGCGGCACTGGTCCTGCGTCAACGCAGCCATAGGGATTACCTCCCGTACATCGCCAGCGATTCCCCGGGCGCCGCGACCTGGGCGGGAGTGCGGGCCCGCAACTGCTGCGGCAGCAGCCCAGCCGCCGCCGGCACCGGCGCGGTCCACACCCCCTGATATCCGGACCCGGCCGGGTTCTGCTTGACTTTCTCGGTCCACGTCAGGCCCAGGCCGGTGTCCGACACGGTCATCGTGGTGACCGACCCGGCCCCGTCCGAGGACACCAGGGCCACGACCAGCGACCCGGCCGGCGGGGTGAAGCTCCCGCTGGTCAACGTGGTCGCCGTGGTGGTCGATGACCCCGGTGTGGGCGCCGACCCGTCCTCGGTGAGCGTCCCGGCGGTCAGTACTTCCAGCGCGGCCACGCCGGCACCGGCCGCGCAGCCGACCAGTGTGCTGCCGGGGGTGCCGGTCAGCGCCGTCGTCTTCCATGTGCTGTAATCCGCCACGTGGGTGGCGTCCTGCACGTCATCAAGCAGCGTGCAACCGGAGTCAGCCGTGTTGGCGGTCGCGGCGGCCCGCAGGGTCGCGCCGTACACCCGCGACCCGGTCTGGGTCGTGACGATGTTCCCGCCGCCTGCCGCGCCGGTGAGGGTCGCGCCGTTCTGGGTGGCCGCCGCCTGCGTCAGCACCATCACCCGCAGCAGCAGCCCGTTCTGGACGCTGCCGCCCTGGGTGGCGGTGACTGTGCCAGCCACACCCGGCCACCGCTACAGCGTGACCTTGAACACGCCGGTTGCGTCCCAGACCACGGTGAACGTGCCCCCGGTGACCCCCTGGGTGCCGCCGAAATAGTTGAAACACATGGCCTGCTTGGCCACCGTGCCGGCGGTGATCGTGTCGTCGTACACCAGGGCGCCGAACACGTTAGCCAGGGTCACGTTTCCCGACCCGGCGGCGTCGGCGGCGTCGAAGTTGACGATCGACGTGCCCGACGCGAACGCCTTGGAGCCCAGCGTCACCCCGCCCGCCGGCCACTGCGACGACGATGTCTGCTCCTGCGCGACCAGCCAGGTGCCGGTGTTGTACCCGGTCGAGCCAACCACCGCGTCCCGGTCGGGGGTGACCGAGTTGTTGAACAGCGCCGCCTTCACCGTGTCCGCCGACAGCGATGAGAACGTGGTGGGCGCGGCGGTGGTCCACAGGCGGCCCATGATCGGGTTGAGCAACGCCTGGGTGAAGATGCGGGAGTCGGTCCACGACACGGCTCAGCCCTCCTGCTCCGCCGCGCGGGCGGCGGCCTCGTGCTCGGCGGCCAGCGGCTGATACCCGGCCGCGTGCTGCTCCTCGGCCGGCATCGGCGGCACCGGCGGGTAGTCGCCGCCGATCGGGTGGTCAGAGGTGAAGCTGACCCCCTGCGCCTCATGCTTGGACTTGACCAGCTTGGTGGCGAACTCACCGGGGGCGGAGTCCCCGGTGGCGGCCCCGGCCGCCGCGCCCGCCGCGCCCGCCTGGGCCTTACCGTTGGTCGTCATGGCACCCCTTCCGGGTATGTTGCTGGCATGGCTACGCGAGAGACGCCAGCGGGGACGCTCACCGCGCCCGCCGACGCCGTCGTGTGGGACGATGAGGGTCACGTGATCGCGGAATGGGACGCCGCGCCGCCGGCCCCGGCCGGGGAGGCGTTCGCCGTCGAATGGGACAGTCAGGGCGAGTTCCGGATGGTCATCCCGCCCCGGGCCCGGCGGGCCCGGATGTGGCTGAGATAGCGGCCGATCAGGTCGTGGTCCTGTTCACCGGATCCGAGTGCGAGGAGCACCCGGGGCGGCCGTGCATGATGGAAGCCCTCGGCCCCTACGACCGGGCCAAGGCCGACCGGGTCATGGAGCGGTACCTGGCCGACGCCCCGTGGACCGCCCCGCACCGGCTGACACTCCGCGCGGACGGGACCCTTCCGGTCACCTGACCCGGGCGACCGCCACCGCCGGGAACACCGCCGCATCCGTGTGCCCGTCCGCGTGCTCGGTGACCACCGCCATATACGGTTTCCCGTCGTCGCCGGTGCGCTGCTGTTCGCCGTTCAGGTAGTCGCCGCGTTCCACCGCGACCACCTTGCAGTCCGCGCCGGCGAGCACCAGCGGCGTCTTCAGCCCGTGCAGCCGGTTACACGCATGCCACCGCTGGGCGTTCGGCGGCAGCGGACGGACCCGCTCGGCCACGCCGCAGCCGCGCCCGTCCTGCCCGGCGCGGCACACCCAGTCCTGCCAGGCGTCCAGGATCACGACGGTCACGCCCGGCCCCCGGCCCGGCCGCCCGCGCTGCGGTGGCCGCGCGGCGCCGCCGGCTTAGCCGCCGCCGGCGGCTTGGCCGCTGGCGCCTCCTCGGCCTCCTCGTGGCCGGCCTCCTCCTCGGCCTCGGGTTCCGGCCCGGCTGCCGCCGGGGCCCGGCCCTGGTCGGCGTCGTCGGCGGTGCCGTGGTCAGAGGTCGGCACCGCCTGGGTCGGGGTCGGCTCCGGGTCGTCGGGCCGGTGCGGGCCCGCCACGGCGGCCTCCACCCCCGCCTGCGCCGACAATGCCGGGTTCGGCCCGTACGCCAGGCTCTGCACCGGGTCTTCAGCCATCACGGCTCTCCTCTGCGAATCGGTCCGCCGCGCGGATATGGATGATCCCCCAGCCGGGGCCGCCAAAGTCGATCTCCGAGGTGTCGAACGCCGCCCGCAGGTGCGGCCACACCTCGTGCACCTGGACCCGGGGGTCGTGCCCGGAGTGGATGTCATGGACCAGGATCAGCCCGCCGGGACGGACCAGCGGCCCGTACATGGCCAGGTCCGCGACCAGCCCGGCCGCCGAATGGTCGCCGTCCAGCACCAGCGCGTCCACCGGGACCGTCGCCTCCCGCGCCGAACACGGCCGGGTCACCTGCATCAGCACCTGCGGGGTCGCCACCAGCTCCGCCATGCTCATCTCGGCCACCGGCACGGCCAGCTCATCAATCAGCCACTCCAGCGCCGCGCTGCCGTGGGAGTCCCCGATGTAGGTCACCGCGCCGTGCGGCTCCAGCGGCAGCCCCGACCCGCCCGCGTCGTACCCGTTGTCCGCCAGGGTGATCCCGTACACCCGGCCGCACACCTGCCGCCACGCGTACAAGGTGCCGCCCCGGTCACAGCCGATCTCCACCACCACGCACGGGTCCAGGGCGCGGACCAGCACCAGCGCCGCGCCCAGTTCATCGGCGTCCTGCGACGCGCCCAGTGCCATCGCCTGCCGCACCACCGGGTCCGCGTGGTGGCCGCCCCACCAGCCGGTCACGGCTGGCTGCCGTGCCACGCCTCCGCCGGGTCCTGCCCCTCGCCCCCGGCAGGCCGGGCGATAATGTACGGCGCCGACCGCCCCCCGGCCAGCATCGCGGTGAACACCTGCGGCTCATACCCCAGCTCCGCCAGCAGGGCCAGCAGGTCGGCCCGGTCGTAGTAGCCGTAAATCGAATGGTCTTCCACGAACAGCATCGGCCGGTAGGACGCCAGCGTGCGGGCCATGCCGCGCAGCGCGTGCAGGTCGGCGCCTTCCACGTCCAGCTTGACCAGGTCCAGCCGGTCCAGCAGCGGCAGCTCCTCGGCCAGCCACACATCCACCGGCTTGGCGTGCACGTGCCCGCCGTTGCCTAGGCCCTGCGCCTCCGAGGGCGTGAGGGTGCGGGTGGAGCCGCCGGTCACCTGCCGGTTCGGGTCGGCCAGCTCCAGGATCGTCTGCGCGTCCCACGCCGCGCCCTCGATCACCTCCACGTTGCCCACCTGGTTCAGCCCCAGGTGGTATTTCAATACAGCAGCCGTGTCCGGGTTCGCCTCCACCGCGACCACCCGGGCCGCTTTCTGCGCGAGCCGCAGCGACCACCGGCCCACATGCGCGCCCACGTCCAGCAGCACCCCCCCCTCAGGGAGCAGCTTGTCCAGCACCGGCGCGAGGGCGTCCTCATGCCCCACCGCTATCCAGTCGTCGGTGTGGCCGCCCCGCGCCACCCAGTCCAGCCCGTCCGCGTGCGCGGACGGCAGCCGGACCCCCGCCTCGGAGAACGGCCGCACCCGCGCCGCGCCCGCGAACTGCTCCAGCATCCCCATCACCGGCCGCCAGTACTGCTCCGCCACAACCCCGGGTTCGAACTGCTCCGCGAACTTCCGCGCCTTCGCGGCCAGCCGGGCCCGCTGCTTGGGGTTGTGCTGGGCGGCCCACAGTTTCTCCAGGCACGCCGTAATGCTCTTGATCGACGGGCACGCCCAGTTGGCCTGATCCCGCCAGTACCAGTACGGCTGGCAGTCCACCAGCCACCCCGCGCCGCACAGCTCGGTCTGCGCCGAGTTGTCCCCCACGATCACCGGAACGCCGCAGGCTTGCGCCTGGACCGCGCCCAGGCCGAACCCCTCCCCCCACGACGGCTGCAAGTACCCGTCCGCGCAGCCGGTCAGCCGCGCCACGTACGTGTCCGAATACAGGCCGGTCACCTGCGCGTAGTCCCCGGAGAAGATCACCGCGTCCCCGATGCCGAGCTGGTCGATCATCGGCCGCATGTCCAGCCCGTAATCCGGCAGCGTGGCGGCCATCGTATGGCACAGCAGCACCGCCTGCGGATGGGCGCGGCGGAACTTAGCGAACGCCTGGAACGCCTCCCCCCAGCCTTTCCGCGCCGGGTCGGTGCCCTTGTTCGCCCCCACCATCGCCACCACGAACGCGCCCTCCGGGACGTGCAGCCGCCGCCGCGCCTCCGCCCGGTCCTCCTCCGACAGCGGCCGGAACACCGCGCCGTCCACCGCGTGCGGCACGAACTGCGGCTGCAACCCCGCCTGGCGCATCATCCTCTCACCGTGCCGGGAGTAAGCGATCGGCACCGCCCCCGACAGTGCGAAAAACGCCTGATCCCCCGCCGACATCGGCGCACAGTGCACCGGCGCCCAGGCGGCGGTGGCGAACCCGCGCACCGGGTCCGGGCCCACCGCCCACGCGTCGTAGTGGATCAGGATCAGCCCCGGGTCCGAGCCGAAAAAGTACCGGGCGTGCGCCCCCAGGATGTCGGAGGAATACGGCGACAGGCCGGCCGACAGGCAGGTGATCCCCTCCCACTCGGTAGCGAACCCCGACACGCCGGTCATGCAGGAGATGACCACCTCGTAGCCCATCTTCACCAGCGCCGGCGCGACCCAGGCGACCTGCTGCCCGTATCCCGTCTGGGACAGCGGGGCGGGCGCGTTGCTGTGTATCAGCACCTTCACGGATGCGGGTCCTTTCCACGGTTTGACCTGCGGTGCAATCCAGGCATCAGCCTGGCCGCAACCCGCCCGCGTGATGCTGGGCGTGCCCGCACCACGCGGGGCGGCTTGGTTGGCTGGACATGCAGGCTCGATCACCGGCAGGGAGCCAGCCTGGCCGCCCCGTTAGGGCACGGGGCCACACCCCGGGAGCCGATCCCCGGTACCTGGCGCGCAAGCTACTGCTGCGGGTAGTCCCGCCAGGTCGGCGGCGGCGGGGTGTCGTTCACCGGCACATCATCCGCGCCGCCACCAGACTCCGGGCCCGCGTTGATCGCATCGCCGCACCGGGAGTCCATCTCCGCCCGGCCCGCATGCGCCGCGTCCATCAGCTCCTGCGCGTGCACCGGATGCTCGGTGCCGCCCACGGTCAGCGGATCCTCGGCCATCACTGCTCACCCGCCGGCATTGCCAGTGGCCCCACCTCGTGCACCAGCAGCGGCGGGAACGCCGGCTGCGGCGCTGGCTCGGGCGGCGGGCCGCCCTGTGCGGCGGCCAGCCCCGCCGTCTGCCGGTCTGTCTCGGCGGACTGCCCGGCGGCCATCGCCGCCGCCACCTCAGCCTCAGACATGGGGACTTCCTTCCCTCGTGATAGAACATGGGGGCTGGCCGGGGGCTCGCCTTGGACAGGGGCCCCGGCCAGCTCACTGTGTCAGGCGGTACCGCCGGTGGTCCACCGGAACGCGTTGGGTGTGGCCGCGCCGCTTCCCACGCGCCAGTAGTAGAACCAGCCTTGGTTGCCAGAGGGCATGTTGGCGGTGCCGGCGCTCTTGATGAGGGGGTCGAACAGCATCGTGGACCCGATGCGATCGACCACATAGAACTTCGACCAGTCCCCGAACACCGCCGACGCGGCGACCAGGGCCGTGCCGGTGCCGGGGGTCTGGGTCAGCGACGGCGACTCGCGGAGCTGCTTGTCCAGCAGCGTGGTCGGCTGCCCCTGCCCCAGGTTGGCCAGGAACGCGGCGCCGCCGTACTGGTCGATCGACCGGATCCGGTTGATGTTGGTGATCGTCATCACCCAGCCGACATTCGCGGACATGCGGAACCTCGGCCCGAGCGCCCCGTTGAGGGCGAGCACGTCGGCCAGGCCGCCGCCGTTAGCGCCGCCGGCGGTGCCGGTGAACGCCGCCACCGAGGACCCGCCGGCCAGGACCCGCTGCGCGGTGCCCAGGGTGTTGATGATGCCCAGCGGCTGCCCGGCGTTGCCGGTGCCGCCGGTGCCCCTCGCAAAAGCCTGCTCCTCCAGGATGTCCTTGGCATCCGCCAGCAGGCGCGGCAGCTGGTCCGCGAAATTGGTGTCCCCGACCGACTCAAACGAGCCGATCACCCACGCGGCGGCCTTCTTGGCGAAAATCTGAATCTGGCCGGTCGCGGGGGTGTTGTCGGTGGCCTGGCCGCCTTCGTCCAGCCAGCCCATCTGCACGCCGGCGGAGTTGACACCCTGCCACGCGTTGGATGTGGTTGTTTTGATTTCTGACATCTGCCGGTACGGGTTAGTGCTCCCGTCGCTTGTGAGCACTATGGTGGGGTCGAGCACGTACGGTAGCAAAAACCCACCTGATGCTGTACCCAGAGTGAGCGAACGCTGGGCGGCGCGCAGCCCCTCACCCATCGGATCGTTCAGGTACGACCGAAACGCGTCGATGTACTCGCCGTAGCCGGTGAGCAGCGCATGCCGCGCGATCATCGGATCGGACTGGAACTTGCGGCACGCCTCCTCCGCCCGCTCCGGGAGCAGCATCCCGCGCCGGTGGTGCACCTCCACCAGCGACATCGACCGGGCCACCATGTCCGACCCGCGCACCAGCCCATCCCGGACCTTGTCCAGGTCCGCGAACGGGTCCAGCCGCATCATGAACTCCGGGGTCCCGGACCACCGCCGCGCCGCGCTCCCGCCGCCGTTGCCGTTGCCGGCGGTGTCGCGGAACCCGGTGAACCCGGGCGAGAACCCCGACCCGTCGCCGTCGCCGGTGTCGGGCGGGTCGGCCGGGGCACCGCCCGTGGCCGCGTTGCGCTTGATGATCTGGATTTTCTCCATCCGGGCCAGGATCGGCTTCTTGTCTTCCTCCAGCCGCTCCCACTCCTCAATGAGGGTGTCCCGAATGTTGCCGTCGCGTTCCTCGGTGGTCTCGGGGTCGGCGTCCATGGCCGCCAGCTCGGACCGGATCGCGTCCTGGCGGGTTTGCATCTCCGAAAGACGCATGGGGGTTTCCTCCTCAAACCCGTGGCCCCGTGGGGCGGGGCGTCCCTGTGATGTGGTTGCCAGGCCGGGCTAGTCCAGCCTGATGCCGTGCTGTTCCAGCAGCTCCTGGGCGCGCAGCCGGTACAGCCTGTTGCCGGTGGACCGCATCACGGGCTCCGCTTCGGGGGAGCCGCCGCCGCCGTCCCCGCCGCCGTCCACGGGGAGAGCATCCGCGTCACTGTCCGGGTATTCGTCCCAGCCGTCCTCATAGAGGGCGTCAGGGAGCTGCATGCGGACGCCCAGCACCTCAGCGCCCGTATAGGCCGCGAACGGGGTCAGCCCGTATTCCCGCAGCCCCAGCACGAGCCGGCGGACGCGCTGCAACACGCCCCCCGGGCCGCGCCGGTACCGGTCCCCTGGCCCGCGCAGCATCGGGTCGGACCGGACGATTCCGCCGGTGAAGCTCTGGGTGCGCAGCGCGCCCAGGTTCACCAGCTCCAGCAGTTCCTCCCCCAGCGGGGTGGCCGCATATTCGGTGCGGGTCAGCAGCCCCGCCCCTTCAGCGGAGATGTGCCGGGTCACCCCGGCTGGCAGGGAAAACCGCTCCGCCGGCGAGCCGTGCACGGTCAGCCCGTGGTTGAACAGGCACGCCACCCGCCAGTAGCCGCCGTTCCGCTCCGGGCGGATCTCCTCCAGCACCTCATCGAACGCGGCCCGGTGGATGGTCTCCACGTAGTGGCCCTCGGAGTCGTTGATCTCGGCTGGGGTGTCGAACACGGCGGCGTAGGCTTCCACGACCCGCCCCGAGCTTTCGCCTTCGGCGGCGCGCATGATCCGGCACTCCTCCAGCGGGTAGTACCGCAGCAGCTCCCCGGTCCGCGACGCCGCCGGGCTGCCGCTCTTGCGGGCCTTGGCAGCCAGCGCGTGGAACCGGGCCTTGCCGTACTTGCGGCGGCCGATGTGCGCGGCCAGCGCGCCGGGGTCGCGGATGCCCTTCCCGGCCAGCGCCTGCTTCAGCTTGGCGAACCGGGCACCGGAGCCCAGCTTGGGCAGCGCCCGGGACACCTCCCCCGGCTCGCCGGGGTCGGCGGCCTCAAAGTCGGCCACGCCCAGGCCGGTCAGGTCCGGCAGGTCGGACAGGTCGCCGTCCCAGGACGCGTCCAGCCCGTCGCCGTCGTAGGTCTCGGTGTCGGTCACTGTTGATCGCCTCGCTCCGTGTCCTGTGCGGGCCTTCATGGCTTCCCACTGGGCTATGTTTCTGGCCGCCGCCGCCTGCACATCCGGGTGCACCGCATGGCCCTTGCCGTCATGGCCGGCGGCCCAGTTCTTCACGATCCCCACGGCCATCCCGGTGGCCTGCGACTCGGGGTGCCCGGCTTCCATCAGGTCGTTGCGGACATGCTGGATATACGCCGGCAACTGCCAGTCCTTGTGCTTCCACAGGCCGGGGCCGCCGGGTTTGCCGATCGGCTCGTGGACGGTGGACGCGGTCGCCGTCTCGGCCGTCCGCCGCGCGAACTCGCTGCCCCCCGGGCCGGCCGCCACCGGGCCCGCACCGACCGGGAGCCGGTTTTGCCGCCGCCACCGCTCCCCCTCCAGGTACCGGCGCAACCGGGCCGCCGTGGCCTTCGCGCCGGGGGAGCCGTCGCGGTCCAGCCGGTCCGCCTCGGCCGCCACCGCCTCCAGGCTGTGCCGCTCGGGGTGGGCGTGGATCGACGCGGACACCCCGGCCGCACTGATCCCGCTGCCGCCTTTGCCGGTGAACTCGCCGCCGCCGTGCTTGCCGCCAGGCACACGCGGGTGCAGCGCCTCCCGCCAGCCCCGCTCCGCCTCGGGGGTGTGCGTCATCGCCGGTCCACCTCCGGTAGGTTGTGCGGGCATGGCTGAGCCCCCGGGGCAACCGCCCGGGGGCTCAGCAGTTCAGGGGGCTATTCGCGCGGCACGTCCGCCACGACTCCCGCTGGGAGCGCGGCGATCTCGGCCTTGATCTTGGCGAATAGGGCCCGGTTGGCCGGCGTGTCAGGCACATGCGCGGCAGCGAAATCCGCGCCGGTCGCGGCGGCGACCTCCAGCGCGGTGGCGATCTCACCGATACCGCTCCGCAGCTCCTCAAGGAGTTCCCGCTGGTCTGCCATGTGCCCTCACCTCCCCTGCCACACCACCAGTATAGTTCCTGGTCACGTCGCCGCTTTGGCCTTGAACGCGTCCCACGCCGCCTGGTCCTTCACCGTCCATTTACCGCCGTGCGGCATCGACCCGACCAGCAGCGGCTTGGCCCCGTTGGTGTCCCACAGCTCCGCCGAGTCCAGCAGCCCCGACTCCACCAGCTTGGGGAACACCTCCGACACCCCGGCGTGAATGCTGCGGATCACCGATTCGGGGACCATCCGCCCCGTTTCCTTGGCGCGGGCCTCCGCGCGGCGGACCGCCTCCTCGGTCGCGGCGGTCACATACTTGGCGTCCACCCGGTGCCCGCCGTCCCGCGCGGCCTTGATCTTGGCGGCCATCTTCGCGTACGAGGCGTCGCCGGTGCCGTCCAGCAGGTAGTTCAGCTTCCGCGCGATGGCCGCCGCCTGGATCCGCTTCGCCAGGTAGGAGGACTCCTCATGCGCGTACGCGGCAGCGGACGGGTCACCAGCCTTCACTTTCTGCTGGTAGTCCGGCAGCAGGCCCTTGATCGCATCCGAGTCGATGACCACCTGGTCCTTGTGCGCGGCGCTAGCCAGCGCCGTGGACTTGCCCGATGCGGTGCCGCCGCCCAGGAACGTCGCCACCGGGCTGGCCTGCGAATGGTGCCCGGCGAGGGCGTCGGAGACGATCTGGTCGTGGAGCTTCTGCCGGGCCGGGTCCCAGGTGCCGTCCGGCCGCATGTGCTTGGCAACCGAGTCGTTCCCCGACGATTCCGCCCGGATGCCTGCGGACGCGGCCAGCCCCCCGGTGGCAGCCTTGGCGGCCTTGCCGAGCGCCCCGCCGCCCCGGGTCCATTTGCCGTGCGGGTCGCGCAGCTCACGCGGGTCGAACCGGGCCACCTGCCCGCCGCCGGACTGGGCCAGGTCCACCAGCTCCCCGGCCACCTGCCGCGCCTGCTCCTCCCCCAGCCCCAGCAGCCCAGCCACCAGCGGCACCAGCGCCGCCGCTGCCGCGTCCCGGGGCGATCCCCCGGCCGCCCGCATCACACCCGGCGACACCGGCAGCTTGGACGGCCGCGTGGTCGCCCGGGTGTGGATGACGTGCGCCGCCTCGGCGCCGATCAGCGGCCCGACCGAGATCCCCGCGATAACCAGCGGCGGCAGCGCCAGCCCCGCCGTGGCGATCGTCAGCAGCGCCACCGCCGCCAGGGCCAGCACGTTCACGACCGACTTGACCATCTGATCCTTGCGGTGCTGGGCGCCCTCGGCGGTCTCCCCGGCCGTGGCGTGGATCCGGCGGAACGCGGCCTGCTCGGCCCGCATCTCGGCCCGGACCCGGTCCACGATGGCCTGCTGGTCGCGGCCCAGGTCCGCCCGCGCCCGCTCCAACTGGGCGGACAGGTCGCTGACCATGGCGGCCAGCTCCAGCGGCGACGGCCCCGCCGGCCCAGCCGCCGCGCCGGCGCCGGACCTGGCCCACCGGCCGTGCACGCCGCGCAGCTCACGCGGATTGTAGGCCCGGCCCGCGTACTCCCCGACCACTCCCGGCGTCAGCAGTCCGGACGGGTGATACCCCGGCCGGCCCGCGCCAAGGAGGTGCTGCAACTGGGCTGACAGGGCCGGGTCCAGTGCCTTGCCCAGCGGCCGGCGGGGCTCTTTCACCGACCCCTTGGGCACCTTGGCCAGGGATGCCTTGATCTGCTCCAGCTCCGGGCGGTGCGCCCCGCCGGACTGGACCTGGTCGTTGTAGATCGCCCCGTCGATGTGCCGGCGGGCGGCGGCCAGGTCGCGGCGCATCATCGCGTGGATGGCCAGCCGCAGCGTCTGGGCGGTCTCGGACTGGCCGGGCTCGTGGTCTAGGTCGCGGGCCAGTGCCTCCATCGCCCTGGCGTGCTCCTGCCCGCCGGGCGGCCCGCTGAACAGGAAGTTGCCGCCGCCGGGACGGCGGGTCCACTTGCCCCGGAAGTCCCGCGCCTCGCCCGGGTTGAACGCCCGCACCAGCACGGCCAGCACGGCCAGCGCCGCCGATTCGCCCGGCTCCCACGTCAACCCCTGGGCGACCGCAGGACGGCCCGTAACGGCCTGGCCCTGGCCCCGGTCCCAGTCACCCGCTGTCCCCCCGTCCAGGCTGGCAGCGGCAGCCAGGGCCGCGCTGCGGGCCAGTCCCGGGCCGGCGGCCAGCGCCGCCACCAGCTCGGCGGCCTCCATCCGGGCCGCGTACTGCGGGTTGGCGTGCTCCCCGGTCTGACGCGAGGCGATCCCCTCCCGCTTGGCAAACGCCCGCATCTCTGCCAGCAGCTCCCGCGCCGGCAGCCCCACCTGAAGCACCTTTTGGTCACCCTTGTGGCCCTCGGAGTTGGCCAGCAGCAGCCCGGCCCAGTTGTGGTGCCCGTCCAGCACCCTGTTGTCCTGCGAAACGGTGATCCGCTTCCCCTCGTACTCGCCGGACTTCAGGGCGTCCGCGATCTTCCGGATCGCCGGGGTGTCGCCGGTGGTCTGGGTCGGGTGCAGCTTCGCCGCCGGGATCGTGGTCTCCTGCGCGGCGATGCCCCGCGACCGCAGGTAGTCCAGGAACTTGGGCAGCATGTGCGCAGTCGGCACGTACTGGCCGTTCACCAGCCCCGACAGTTGCGGCATGTCCTTGCGGTCGATACCCAAGGACCCGTGGTAGGAGACGGTGCCGCCGGACCGGGAGAACGGCAGCCCCTTCCCGGCACCCTCATGCGCCCACCGACCGTGGTAGCCGCGCGGGTGCTTGGCCTCATCGAACGTCCCCGCCCGCGCCACCTCCCCTGCGCGGGGCCCTGTCAGGTTGTGCACCGGAGCCCCCTTCAGCGGCGTCCGCCCACCCCGGTAGGAGGTGGAATCCCGGGCCCACTTGCCGTCCGGGGTCACCACGTAATGGTCCCCGCCGAACACCCTCGGCCGCTCCCCGCTGACCGTCCACTGCCCACCGCCGTAGCCCTGGGTCACGTACTGCGGCGCCCCGGTCAGCTTCGCTTTCGTCTCCGCGTCCGCCACCGCCGCCGACAGCACCGGCAGCGTGTGCTTCCCCACCGCCGTGGTCTCCCCGCCGTGCAGCGGGTTGCCCGTCGCGTCCACCGGCGTGAGCACCCGCTCATCGGCCGCCGGAATGCTGAACGTCCGGGACCCCTTGGTGCCGCGCCACTCGTACCCGGTCTGCGCCTTGTGCTGCCACCGCTGCGACACCGCCCACCCGCCGCCCGGCTGGGTCATCCACCACGGGTCCGACCACGACCCCCGCACCAGGTGCTTGTGCCGCTGCCCCTTCACCGACACATACCGGGCCCGTTCGGTGCCCAGCACCCCTATCGGCGCGGGGGAGACGGCCTGGTGGCCTTCGTGCCAGTCGCCGTGGACCATCTTCCCCGACCGGCGGTCCGGGCGGTCCTGGAGCGGGGCGTGCCAGTACGGTGGGATCTTCTGGTGGAACTTCGCCTTGGCGGCGGTGAACGACAGCGGCTGCCAGCCGTGCCGCCAATCCGTCGCGGTGCCGGGCACATGATGTCCCGCGACCGCCGCTCGGGACGCGGTCACGGTTGCGCGTCCAGGAACTGCGCCGCGTCCGCCATCGACGCCAAAACGTGCCCCACGTCCAAAACCCCCGGCGGCACCTCGGCCAGCTTGCCGGCCAGGTTCCGCACCCGCGCCTGCGCCTCCACCGACCGCGCCATGGGGTCCTCCTCCGCCCACGCCAGGATCGCCTGCGCCGCCGCCACCGGATCACGTGCCGGCATCAAGCCACCTCCGCAACTGCCCCACCTGGGTAGCCACCTGATCGGCCGCCCGGGTTCCCGCGCTCAGCCAGTACGACACCACGTTCCGCCGCGTGTACGCGGTCAGCGTCTCCCCGTTCTCCATCTCCCGCCCCGAGTCGGTCACCGCCGCCGCCCGCAGCAACTGCGCCGCCAGCACCGCCGACTTGTCCCGGGTCCCCGCATAGGCGACCTCGCGGGCCAGGTCCGCCGCCCGCGCGGCGAGGGTCTGCTTGCGCAGCAGCCCGGCCTTGCGTTCCATCTTGGCGATGGCCTCCGACCATGCTTGGGCGTTCCGCACCCACTCCGGGTACGACACTCCCACGCCGTTCCGCAACCGGGATGGGCTCGCCTCCTCGGCCAGCTCCTCGGCCACCGTCCGATGCTTGGCGGCCGGGACCTGCCGGGCCCGGTCCAAAGCGTGCCGTGCCCCGTCCAGCGCGGTCTTCACCGCCGGGTCCTCCGACCACACCCGCTGGGCCATCCGCAGCGCGTCATCGGAGGCGAACAGGACATCGTCGCGGAGCAGCCGTGACGCCTCCTCCACCGCCCCGATCGCCTTATTGTGCGCGGCATGGTCGCCGGGTGCGTGAAACCGGTCCTCCGTCAGCGCCGTGTGCAGCGCGATCAGGTGCCCCGCCAGTGAGGACTTGGCCTTGTCCCACGCCGGATTGTCGATCGCGCCGCCGGTCGCCGGGTCGCGGGCCAGGACCGGCGTCGGCAGATCCCCCACGCCCAGGCGGCGGGTGAACTCGGCCGCGTCCAGCCGCGACCCCAGCTCGGTGAACCCCTCCTCGATCGCCTTCCCGTTCACTCCCTCCATGTACGACCGGCCATCCGCCTGCGCGGTGGCGTCGGTGCCGCCCGCCGCGTGCAGCAGCTCGTGCAGCAGCGTGGTGAACGGTTCCACCGACTTGACCGGCTCCCCGTTGGCCGCCTCGGCCAGCGCATTGGTGGTCCCCCGGTCCAGGCCCATCCGCCCGTCCCAGCCCATCATCCCCACCCACGACGGGTCGTCCCCCACGTACACCTGCCCGTTGAACCGGGACAGGTCGCTGCCGGACATCTGCATCAGCACGGCCTGGCCCTTGTCAGCCAGGTCGGCCACCTCACCCGGCGCCTCCGGTTTCGCCAAGACACCCAGCCCGGGGGCTGCCTGGAGCATGTGCGCCCGGTCCGCCAGGCTGTCCAGGCCGGCCTCCCGGGCCCGGTACTCCACCTGCCCCAGCGCGGCCCCCGCCGCGTACGGGTTACCGTCCGCCATCTCCTTGACGGCCTTGCGCATCTGCTCGTGCAGGAACTGGGCATTCTGCATCGGGTCGTCGGGGTAACCCTTGGCGTACCGGCGGTCCACCTCCGCCAGCATGACCTCTAGCTGCTGGCCAATCCGCCCCGGCCGCCCCGGCCCGCCGGCGGGCAGGCCGGGTTTGCGGGCGAACTTCCCGTGCGGCCCGCGCGGATGCAGCGACGGCGTCCACCCCACCGCGCGCAGCACGTCCAAACCGGCCGGGTCCCAGCCCAGCCCCCGCACCGCCCTCACTGCCGCTCCCCCGGCGGCAGCTCCACCACCGGCAGCGGGTTCGTCGTCTCACTGCCCGGCCACACCCCCGGCACCGGCCGCACCCGGACCGGCCGGGCCAGCCGCGCCCGGCCGCTGGTCAGCATGAACAGCCGCCACCCCGACCCGATCGCCGCACCCAAAACCAGGCACGCCAACGCCACCATGCCCAGCGCGATCAGCAGCAGCGCGATCCACAACTCCACATCCCGCCACGACGGCGGCGGCCCGCCCCAGCTCACCCCCCGGTGTAGCCGGCCCACCACGGCGGCCACTCCTCCACCTCAGCCCGCGACACCCGCCCCCGGCCATTGGAACCGCGTGCGCCGCCCGGCAGGGCGGGAGTCCCCGCCCCCGCCTTCGCCGGCAGCGCGTTCGGCAGATTCGGCCGCCCCACCCCCGGCAACTGCTGCGGCCTGCCCGCCTGCGGTGCCCGCCCCGCACCGCCCCCGGCGGGGCCGCCGGTCGGTGGCTGCGGCGTCCCCGGCAGCGTGCCACCGGAGCCGGCCTGCTGCCCGCCGGGCCCGGGGCCGGCGTCGAAACCGCCCTGCCCGACCCGCTCGGTCGCCCGCCCAGACACCCCGGGAGGTGGCGCGTTCGGGTCCGGGGCCAGCAACGACAGGTCCCCCGCGTCGGCGGCCTTGATGGCCGACTCCCGGGTCATCCCCGCCTGAATCGTGGACGCCAGCCCCTGCGCCTTCACCAGGTACGACTGCGCCCGGGACAGCTCCCCCTCCCGCAACGCGGCGATCCCGGACACGTCATACCACAGGCGGACCGGCACGGCCGGGTTCTGCGCCGGCCCGGGAATCAGGTGCTCCAAAGCGGCACACAGCATCCGCCACTGCGGCCTGGCCCACAGGTCACCGAACTGGCGGATCGCGTCCTGGTAGGTGCCCGGCTCAAACCCGCAGATCTCCAGCAGTCCCGGGCCGCCGGCCGCGCACACCCGCCGCTCCCCCGCCTTGGTGATCGCGTCGGCCTGCAACTGCTCCAGCGTGGACCCGGTCACCATCGCGTCCGCGCCCTCATCCAAAACCAGCACGTTCCCGGCGTTGTCCGGGCCGCCGTACTTCGCCCGGATCCGCTTCCGCAGCCCGTTGATCGTCTTCTCCGACAGCTTCATGCTGTACTTGATCGTCAGGCCAGGCATGGCCCCGTTGTCCAGGTGGAACGACTTGTACCGGGTCAGCGCCTGGTCGGCGTACACCTCCCGCAGGATCGGCGTCAGCCACGACATGCCCCGCCACCGCGCGGACGGATCCGGGACCGGGGAAAAATGCGCCACCTCATCGACGGTGAATACCTGCGGCTCATGCCCGCCGGGCCGCATCTCCAGGTACCCGGCCGGCTCCCGCCACACCCGGCCCCCGTCGTCGGTGATCTCCCGGGACACGATGATCACGTTCTCCGGGCGCATCTGCACGATCCGGGTGCCGCCCTCCGCCGGGTCCGCCGGGGTCGCCCGCCGCGCATAGAAGTTCCCCATCGACCCATCCTGCTGGGCGCGGGACAGCAGCTCCCCGGAGTCGGCGTTCGGCCATGGATGCTCCAGCAGCGCCAGCGACGTATCCCCGAACGTGTGCTGGTCGGTCAGCGCCTGGAACCGGAACCGGGCCTCGGAGAACAGCGACATCCGCAGCGCCATCACCGCGAACACGATCCCGTTGGACGACATCACCTCGCGGGCGGTCCGCACCACCCCCGCCGCCGCTGATTCGGTGACGCCGCCCTGCCCGGAGTCCCAGGTGCCGACGTACTCCGCCCCCGAATACATCTGTTCGTTGTACCCGGAGCCGATGGGCTGTTGCCGGGAGAGGGCACGGTCCCACAGCCGCATCGCTCACCTCCAGGTCTCAGCTCGGCGGCGGCGGCACCATTCCCTGCCGCAGTCGATCAGGTCCGGGTCATCGAACCGGTGCTCCAGCGGCGCGGCCCACCGCCGCACCTCCGCGCCAGGATCCACACCGGTCTCCACCTCCAGCCGCGCGGTCTTCGCCTCCGACGCCCGGTCGTGTATCTCACAGCGGCGGGCCAGCCGCCGCAGCAGCGCCTTCACCGGCACAGTTCCGAGGGCGGGATGTACACGTAGATGTGGGTGCCGATCTCGGTCTCAATCTCCGCGAACTTCGCCCGGATGTCCCGCTCCGCCGCGCAGAAGTCCGCCCGCTGCTGGACCAGCTCCTGCCGCTGCCGATGCTGGCTGTTGATCAGCGTCACCACCGCCACCGTGTTCACCGTCGCAGCGAACACCACCAGCGCCACCGCCGCCGCCACACCAGCCCACGCCCACCACGGCACCAGGGCCATCAGTGCGTGGCGAGGTGCGCGATCGTGATCACGCTGGACACCACCAGCGGGGAGATCACCCCCGTCAGGATTCCCAGCACCAGCAGCCATACGCGGTTCCTCCGGGACAGCGCGGCGGCGTCGCGGCGTTCTGAGTCGTGGGCCATCGCGGCTTCTAGGCGGTCCAGCCGGTCCACTAGCGCCCGGTGCGCCTCGTCATACCGGCCCCAGGTGACATAGGCGCCGTTGTCAGGATTCGCGGTCACCGCCGCCCGCCTCCCCCAGGGGGAACAGCCGGGACAGATATTCCTCGACCGCCACGACCCAGGGTTCTTTCCACACCCCCGGCGCAACCTCCGTCATCGGCTCGCCGTGGGCCAGCGGCCGGCCCCGGTCATCCACCGACACCCACGCCCACCCGGTCAGCCTGGTTATGTGCAGCTCGGGCTCAGCCACGGTCATCCCAGCGCCGAAGGGCGTCCAGCATCGACAGCTCAGGAACTATCGTGTCGCCATACTCGCCGGTGGTGGCATGTGCCCCGACGCGGCAATAGCACCACGCCACCAGCTCGCGCGGCAGGTGCCAGGCGACCCACATGATGACCGCTTTCCGGCGCTTGGCCAGCAGATAGCGCCGGTCAGACCAGCAGTACCTTAGCCGATTCATCCGCCGCCCTCCGCCTCATCCACGCCCCGCTCATACTCGGCCTCATCGGCCAGCACCTGCGCCGTGGTCCGGGCACCGCGCAGCGGCCGGGGCTGGGCGTCCTCCCGGTTGAACCCCACGTACACGACCAGCGCCGACTCGGCCATGATCACCAGCCCGGCCATCCACCGGCCCACCAGCGCCCCGCCGAAAATCCCCCCGGCCAGGCCGATGAGCACGAGGGCCACGTTGGTGGCCAGGCCGCGCGGCCACCGCCGCCACGGCCGGGGCAGCGGATGCCGCGCCCGCCACGCCAAAACCTCCCGGGTCACCCGGGCCCGCGCATCACCCATGACCGCCTCCCTAGAGGGTCAGCGCCGGGGTCAGGCCGTACTGCGCGGCGCCGTCCATGGCCGCCTTCGCCAGGGCCTGGCAGCGCGGCGGCAGCAGGTGAATGTCCTGCCCCTTGATCAGCCCGTCGATACACACGTGGGTCGAATAGTGGCAATTTGGACACAGGTTTCTGAGCGGCGTGTCCACCTCTTTCCCGGCCGCGATCCACCACGAATGCGGGATGACGTGGTGCGCGTCGATCATCCCGCAGGTGTGCGCGTACATGTCGCACTGCTGGAGCTGGATCACCCCGGCGACCACCACCAGCGTGCGCGGGGTCGTGGCCATCGCCGCCCCCGACAGGCTCACCGCCCCCTCGGCCTGGCTCACGGCGCCTCCCTCAGAACGAATGCGGGATCTGGTCGGTGACTATGGCGTGCTGGAAATCCATGGCCGACTGGCGTTCGTTGCCGGTACACGCCTGCACGGTGCCGTCGTTAGACGCCTCGGAACAGTCCCGTGGCGGCTGCCTGTTGTGCGGGAAGTTCGCCAGCCACGGCCCGTCCGCCACCTCATTGGCGTCCGCGAAATGGATCGTCCGGTGCCCGTTCGCCGTGCCGAACCCGGGCGCGGAATCCTTGGCGTAGGTCTCATCGACCACCTGGTCACCGGAGAACGGGTGCCAGTAGTACCAGTTCTCAAACAGCACCAGCGTGGCGTACACGCCGCCGCCGGTCCCCGGCTGGTGGTAGTAGCACAGGTACGCGTGCTTGGTGCCGTGCTGGATACAGTGCGGGTCATCCGCCGATGCCCGGGTCGCCGCCGTCAGCACCAGCGCCACCGTCAGCGGCACCAGGCCCAGCGCCGCCACGGCCGCCGCCGTCCACCTGCGCATCACGCCTCCACGGTTTGTAGGGACCCGCCAATGTCCCGGACGGATGATCTACAGCACCCACGCACCCGGCTCGGCCTCCGCCACCGGGCACTCCTGCTCATGCAACCACCGCGCGTATGTCACCGCCACCAGGCACTCAATGTCGGCATCCGACCGCTTCCGCCCCCACGCCTGCCCCGCGTCCCCCACGTCCCGCGCCGTCGCCCCCACCAGCGCCATCGTCAGCGCATCCTGCCCCCGGTGGAACAGGTCGTGCGCCTCGGTCAGCGAGTCCCGGAACCCGACGAACGCCGCCGCCACATCCCCCGTCGTCAGCACCCGCACCGCCACCGTCTCGGGCCAGTGCTCGCGCAGCGGCTCCAGCCGCTTGCGCTCCAGGTCTTTCAGCCCCGCCGTCGCGTCATCGAACGTCAGCCGCTGCTCCAGCTTCGGGATGCAGTCCTTCTCAAACGCGTTACCGTCCACCCCCACCGGCTGCGCCACGGTGCGGCCCTCGGACGCGGCGCGGGCGATGATCTCCCGCACCCGGAACCCCACCTGCGACGGGGTCACTTCGTCCGCGACCTCCACATGCCAGCCCCGGTCCGGGCGGCGGCCAGCCAGGCCGATGGCCGCATTCCGCGCATTCCGCGAATACACCACGGTCAGCATCACCGGCCCGGCCGGCTCGGACGCTTCGTCCAGCGCGGCAGCCCAGTCTGTCAGCGGAATCACCTTGGACGCCCCCGGCGGTGCCTCGTGCCAGGTCATCTGCTCCCGGCACCACTCGGCCACCGGGAGGGCCTGCCGTTCATCGGCCAGGAACTCCATGCTGATCAGCCGGCCCACGGACGGGTTGGCCAGGCGGACGATCTCCGGTTTGTCACACCCACATCCGGCGGTGGTCTTGCCGTGGTCACATTTGGCACCCCGGTCACACGCGACCGCCGGCGGCGGCGCACACCACTCCAGGTACAGCAACCTGCGCGCCAGCCGAGCCGCCCGCGTGTCCGTGCTCGCGGCCCGGCCCCGCTCGATCACCTCATGCAGCGCCGCCGAATCCTCCCGCGCCCCCGACGATCCGCCGAGAATCTGCGGGTCGCCGTGCAGCGACCGCGCCGCCATCGTCGGCAGCAGCGCCCCCAGCTGCGCCGCCGACAGCGCCCAGCCTTCGTCCAGGATCGTCTTCGCACCAGCGATGCCACGGCCCGACCCCTTGGTCCGGGTCTTGAACAGGATCCGGGCCCCGTTCCGCAGGCCGATCTTCATCGCCCGCTCCGCCGCGTGCACGAACAGCACCTGCCGGGCCAGCCACCGGTACCCGCCGATCAGCTCCTCCAAATCGCGGAACGCCTCATTCAGCGTCGGGTCCCACTCGTGCGCGGTCCAGATGATCGGGTCCTCACCCAGCAGAAACGCCCAGCCCAGCGTGGCCTGCTTCATCGTGCCCGTCTTGATGTTCTGACGGGCCGCGATCAGCCACGACTCAAACGCCACCGACCGGCCCCGCCGGTCCCGGGCGAAAATCCCGTCCAGCGCCAGCCGCTGCTCCGGGAACGGCCCGAACGACGCCTCCTCACACAGCCCCGCCACCTCCGGGCCCAGCGTTCCCGCGCCGTCCGGGATGTGCGCGTACGCGGGGGCGACCAGGCGCGGCGCCTCAGCCAGCCCCGTTGCCACCGGCCAGCACCTGCAACTGCTTGCGCACCTCGGCCTGCCGCGCCTTCACCGGGTCAGTCTCCGGCCCGTCCGCCGTCGCCCGGTCCATCGCCGCCGCATACTCCCGCGACAAAGCGGCCAGCGCCGCCGCGCTCTCGGGGCCCGCGTCGATCGCCTCCGCCAGATACGCCGCCGCGATCCCCGCCGTCGTGTCCTGCTTGCTGATCTTCGCCAGCTCCGCCGCCGTCGCGTCCTGCAACCGGGTCCGCCCCTTCGGCTTGCGCTGCGGCGCCGCCTGCCCTATCTGGTCCGGGTGCCGGCGGGCCCGCTGCCGGCACGTGTCACTGTGGTAGCGGGCGCTCTTGCGGACCGCCTGAAACGGGATCCCGCACCCCGGCCCCTGGCAGATCACCTCCACCGGGCACCGCCTCTCCCGCCACGGCGGGCAGCCACCACGCCCGCGCTCTCCTGCCGGACGCCCTGAAGCCGCCGCCCAAATCCCAGGTGATCTCAGCCTCACCCATCAGACCACCGCAACGCCCACGGCGGCGGCGGCAAGTCCACCACCAGCCACGCACCCGCCGCATGCGGGTCGAACAGCCGCTCCCCACCGGCCACGAAAAACTCCGCCACCTCATGCGCCGCCAAATACGTGAGCACCCACAACAGCCACGCCGCCCACGCACGCGGCCCGCACGCCGGCTCCCCGAACGGCCCATCCGCCGGCAGCGTCACCAGAAACCGCTGCTGGCGCACCCTCCCCCCGCCCGCCGAGTCATACGCATCCGGCGCCCGGTACACCACCCGCAGCACCCCCGGCTCCCGGTACGGCTCCGCCCACCCCGGCGGCTGTACCATCTGGCCGGGGGCCACGCTCAGCTCCTCCACCAGCGGCATCGGCCGCAGGCTGGCGATCACCAGGTTCAGCGCGGCAACCCCCGTCGCCCCCGACGCCTCCACCTCCGCCCACGACAGCCCCCCGCCACCGGGAGCCGGTGGCAGCCCCGTGTACAGCGCCAGCGTGCCGCCCGTCGCATACCCCAGCACCGGCAGCAGCTTCTCCAGATCAGCCCGCGCCATCACGCATCCGGCACAGAGAACCGCTCCGCCGCCGCCGCCCCCGGATTCACCGTCACCTCCACCGGCGCCGCCGGCGGAATCGGCGTCACCCCATCCGGCCCCAGCAGCGGCCCCCCATCCGGCCCCGTCACCGTCACGCTCAGCGTGCACGTCCCCGCCGACACCGCCGTCAACGGGAAATCGATCACCGTCACCCCGCCCGAGTCCGCGCCATCCTCGCCGTCCCCGACCCCCAGCACCCCCGCATCAGACGACGACGCCACCGCCCGCGTCCCCGGCGGCGGCGGCACCGCATCCCCATGATCATCCTCAAACGCCAGCACAGCCTTAGCGTTCACCGAGTCCACGTTCAACGGCATGGGATCTCCTCGCAGCGAAAGAACCATCGACGCGGCCCCGCCACCCACGGCACCAAGCCACGCCACCAGCAGCTCAGCGTACGCCGTCAGCACCGGCACCGGAGTCTCCCGGCCCTGATGCACCTCGGCCGCCACCCCCAGCGCCGCCAGCCGCACCGCGTACCCATCCACGCCCGCAACCCTAGGCCCGGCACCACGCCTTGGCCAGGCGGTCAGCGCATCACGACATGCCCCGGGTGACCTAGGACGCACCGGAACAGGTATCGCTGTCCTTGGCAACTTGTAGACGCCGAACCTCCGCCACCTGTCCACACCCAGCCGAAATGGTCACGTCACGTGACCGGCGAACACACAACGTCACTCACCGCTGGCTCGGGCGCGGAGTCGCGGGGCCGCTCGTGCGGTCGGCGCTGCCACTCGGGCTCGCTGGGCTCTTCGTGACCGCCTACTACCGGATCGACGGCGTGATCCTCTACCAGCTCAAGGGACCGGAGCAGGCCGCCTACTACGCCGCGGCCTACCGGTTCCTCGACGTGCTGCAGCTCTTCCCCGCGACCGCTCTG